AAAAATGAACGATGCTAAAATGCTGACAGCACAGCACAGCACAGCACAGCACAGCACAGCACAGCACAGCACAGCACAGCACAGCACAGCACAGCACAGCTTAAGGCGTAGGTTGCTTAATACACAAGAAGAAACAAGCGAATGGCTCTATGAAGCTTACCTAACCGATACTAGAGAGTGGTACGGCAAGCGGTGTCCGGCTATCGTATTCGACGTGAAGCAAGGAGAAAAGTATTATATCGAATGGAGCAATGTCAGAACACATAGTAAATACATCTATGATATGCGTAGATGCGGTGGAGCGTACTTGACCTATGTTCCAAATCAGATTGCAGAATCTGGAAGCATCGAGATTGTTATTCCATCAGACGGGACACTGTATGTCGGATGTGGTTTCAATAATAAATTTTCTCACGGTGATATTGGTGCCGCTTGTTTTGATGGTGATTACATAAAAATAAAGAAAGCGAGGTGATTGAAAATGCACGCAAAACTACAAAACGGATTTCTTCGGAGTGCACCAAAAACCATAGTGTTAGACGGTCGCACTATCAATAATCCATACGACAGCGAACTGGAACAGTTAGGATATAAACAGGCGGTGTACGTAGATATGCCTACAGAGGTAACAGAGGGGAAACACTGGGAATCCGGATGGACGGAAGAAGAGAATGCGATTAGGCAGGTGTGGACACTTGCGGATGATCCAGTCTATCCAGAACCGGAATTAAGTGCAGAAGAAGCACTAAATATAATCATGGGGGTGGTACAGTGACAAGAGAACAAGCAGAGCAGTTGCGGAAACTGTTGGAAAACCAGACAGCCAACATGACCGATGAACAAATATTGAAGTATCCAGACTTTGTGGAGAAGTGGGAAGCCGGGAAAACTTATGCAGTTGGTAAGAGATTGGAGTACAATGGCACCATTTACAAGGTGTTGACCGCTCACACCAGTCAGGCAGATTGGATACCACCGGATGCACCATCTTTATTCGCCAAGGTACTTATCCCAGACAGTAATGTTATACCAGAGTGGGAACAGCCGGACAGCACGAATCCATATGCCAAGGGCGATAAGGTTACGCACAACGGCAAGACATGGCAGAGCACCACGGATAACAACGTCTGGGAGCCGGGTGTGTATGGATGGGAAGAGGTGTAAGGGGACACGTCAATCCGAAAGATAAATGATAATGTCTGTAAAGGAGGACTAAAAAATGGAACAGATTATTAGTTATGTAAAGCCGGAGTTAATGGTGGTTTCTTTTGCCTTGTATTTTCTTGGGAAATGGATGAAAAATTCAAAGAGAATTAAGGATAAAGACATTCCACTCTCTCTCGGAGGTATTGGAATTATTATTTGCGGAATGTATGTAACAGCAACTTGCGATTTGGACAGCATGAAAAACGTTTTTATGGCACTGTTCACGTCTATAGTACAAGGCATCATGGTAGCCGGACTGAGTACATACGTTAATCAGATTATTAAGCAGATTGGAAAGGAAGAATAAGTATGGCAACAAGTACGATTAATATTATTGTAATCTGCGTCTTTCTACTTCTGGCAATGAAGATTTCAAACAGAAAGGACAAATAATGCTTACATCAGAATATCTCTTTCGTGTGACTGAGGGGGCTGAAAAGATATCTTCTGATATGCATCGGAACATCATGGACATGATCGTTGAACGTATAATGGTGCGTATAGGCCGTGGAGAAGATTATATCCTTACGGCTACGGACAGGTGGCAGATACAGGTATTGCAAGAATCCGGGTACTTACTGGAAGACATACAAAAAGAGATTGCGGACAAAACGAAGAAGCAAGAGAGCGAGCTGAAAAGCGCATTTGAAGAAGCCGGAATAAAAGCTATCGAGAGAGACGATGCGATATATAGGGCGGTAGGACTATCACCTACGCCCTTATTGCAATCTCCGGCATTGCTCAGAATACTGGAAAGAGATTATAACGCTACGTGCGGAGAATGGAGAAATCTTACACGAACAACGGCAGATGAAGCACAGAAGTTGTTTTTGAAAGAAGTGGACAATGCTTACCGCATGACATCAAGCGGTGCTATATCATATACACAAGCCGTCAGAAATGCTGTTGACAGGATGACAAAGCAAGGCGTTAAAGTATCGTATCCGTCCGGTAGAGAAATGAGCATTGAATCAGCTACTATGATGACTGTCCGCACAGGGATAAGTCAGTGTGCCGGAGCAATCGCACTAAAACGAATGGAAGAATTAGAATGGGATACCATCTTAGTATCGGCACATGTGGGTGCACGAATTGGTGATGGCGGTAACAATCCAACGAACCACTTTTGGTGGCAAGGGAAATTCTATTCCCGGACAGGCAAAGACAAGAGGTTTCCGGACTTTCGAACATCGACAGGCTACGGAACGGTGACAGGGTTGTGTGGCGTGAACTGCCGACACTCTTTCGGATCGGGTGACGGTGAAAACAATCCGTATGCAGATATCAACCTGTCGAGTGAAGACAATATCAAAGCGGAAGAGCGTGCGAAAAAGCAACGGCTTATGGAAAGACGCATTCGCAACAGCAAGAGAGAGATTCAGAATTTGCAGACTGCTATAGATGCAAGCGGAGATGATAAGCTTAAATTCGAATTGCAACAGGCATATGACCGAAAGTCAGCGGTACTCAGACGGCAGAATAAGCAATACCGTGAGTTCTGCAAAGATAATGGTCTTAAAGAATATTCGGAACGTCTACGGGTAGCACAGTGGGATAGGTCACAAGCTGTGAGATCAGCAAAAGCAGCACAAAGATATCTTAATGCGAAAGGTGATACAAAATGAGTGGATTGACAAGAACGGCAAAAATGTGCAGAGAGTGTCCGTTTAAGGACAGGTGCAAGAATAAGCGGTTGGAAAAAGAAGCGTATCTTATTCCTGCTATCTCACCGATTATTGAAGATGTGGCATCACCTGTATTAAAGGCTCATGATTACAGAAATGTAAAGGTTGCAGAAAACACGACAATCACTATTGATGTAGAAGAGCAGAAAGAAAGAATGCGAAAAGAGATATACAGGCAAGCCGGAATCGGATTGAATTATGGAGCGTAACACATGGAACTAATAACACAGATACTTGCTATATGCGGTGCTATATCTGTTGTCGGCAGTTCTGTTGCGGTGCTTTCCGGGTGGTACAAATCATGGAAAGCACCAAAAGAAAAACAGGACAACCGTATAGAACAGATTGAAAAGCGAATAACGAATATTGAAACATCTATCACAGGGATTAATCAGAAACTTGATAACGATTATAAGAACATAAGGAATACGAGGGATGATATGAATCTATTAATGAGAAGTATGTTTAATTTGATCGAGAACAAAATCACAGGGAATAACATTGAGGGTTTAAAAAAAACTCGGGAAGAGCTTGTAAATGCTATGACGGACAAGAAACCAAAGGAATTATGAAAATATACTCTTTTACACGACCAGAACTTGACTATTTTGAGTTAGAATGCAACTTCACATCGGATGAATTAAAACTGTTCCGGCTACGTGCTAAAGCTATGCCTTTAGAGGACTGCGCGGAAGAAATGAATGTGAGTGTGTCTACGGTCAAGAGATTGAGTAGAAGAGTGAATGATAAGATTGAAAGGGTGGTATAGGCATGAACTTCGGAGAAGCCATAAAATGCATGAAAAAAGGAAAGAAAGTTACACGCAATGTATGGAAAGAAAACTTTTTTAATGGGAGAAAACAGTTTATTTTTATTGGAAAAAACAAAGGTTTAACAACGAATACGTTTCTTGCAATTCTACCAGAAGAAGAATGCTTTTCGGACTGCATTATGGGGTATACGCGAAAAGGAATCTTTCAGCCAAACTGGACACCAACACAAGAAGATATGCTTGCGGAAGATTGGGAAATGTATCCGGCAGAGGAAACGGTAGTCGATGAAACGCCGAACATTACGGCAGATGAAATGATTGATCTCAAAAACCGTATTGGGTGGAATATTAAATTTTATTCTACAGGGGAAACAATTATTTCTGAGCACATGGACTATCAGAAGTTCTTAACCGGGGCAGAAAGTACATATACACTGTCGTTTGCTGTCCCTAAAAAAAGTCTTGATGGTTTGTCAATGACAAATAAATGCCAAAATGTTATCGTTTCTGGACTTTTATTTAAAGTATATGCTTCTAGGAATATTGCTGACGATAGCCTTTGGCTCGTGACTGAAAGTGCCTTATCTGAAAAAGAATTTCACACAATTATAAGATTGGAGAGGTGATTGTATGATACCTAAGATTTTTAAAATAAGTGGATATCTCATAGACCCGACAGGAAGACTTGAACCACACCACATTAAGGCAAAAATGCTTTATGGCTGTGGATTTCCGCTTGTAGGACAGCACATTCACGTACAGAAAGCAGAGATTAAGAAGTTGGATGAAAAGCATCCGATCATGAAAAAGAACTGTGATTTGGCAGAATGCGAGAAGTATTTCAATGACGAACCGCCGACAGTGAGCAATAGAAAAGTTGAACCCGGACAGGTGTACAGGCACTTCAAGGGCAAGACAGTAAAAGTCCTGTATATTGCACAGGATAGCGAAATGCCGGGACAGTTCAAGGTAGTTTACAAATGTTCTAATGGTGTGTGGTGCAGACCTTACGGAATGTTCGTAAGCAAAGTAGACAGAAAGAAATACCCGGATGTGAAGCAGAAGTATAGATTTGAGTTAGTGGAGGAATAATTATGATTTTTAAAGAAGCGTTTGAATTAATGAAACAGGGTGCGAAAGTAAAATTGCCTGGATGGAATGGTTACTGGTGTTGGGATAATGATAAGCAGACGATTATGATTCATTGCAGACCAAAGGATTCCAACAAAGGACAGGGAGATGTTCTTGATATCCGTGAAACGCAGAGAGTAGAATATACTTTCATGCACACGCAGAGAGATGATTGGATGATTGCTGATGAAGAGAATTGCGGTGTTCTTGGCGGTCAGTCAACATTTGGATTTGGTGATGCTATCCGTTATCTGAAAAGAGGACTTAAAGTAGCTCGTAAAGGTTGGAATGGTAAAGGAATCTATCTGGAAATGTATTCGCCAGAAGTCAATCTTGAAACTATTGCAGAAGCAGTGCATAACGCATGGTGGGAAGAAAAGAAAAAACAGGGAGTTACAGATCACCCGGATATGATTCCGTATTCTGAACTAAGTGAAGAAGTGAAAGAATACGACAGAGTTACAGCAAGAACAACCATTGAAGCATTCAATTATATGACGCATTCGTTCATATATATCAACACTACTGGATTACAGACAGAAAATCCTTATGCGCATAAAAATAAAGTGCCGTGGACACCGTCTCAGACAGATATGCTTGCAGAAGATTGGATGTTTGTGGAATAGGAGGATTAATTATGATTATTACAGGAATGGATCACTTTCAGAGTGTATGTAAAAAGAAACTTGTTGAATGGTACAACAAGAGCGACAAACCTCACAAGGGACCTAATGATGTTCAAACAATTGGCTTAAGCAATGTATTTATTGTATGGAGTTGCAAGACATTACAGAACTACAAATGCCTTGCATCAACAGACATCATCGGTGATGGTATCTATGCTGAGTATACATACAGCGGGGATAAACAGGAGCTGTATGAGGATGTGTACGGAAAGATTACAAACACCTGTCATACAGAAGAATAAGTGATACTTTTTAGAGACTTTAACGAACTGTTAAGGTCTCTTTTTTATGCGTAAAATGAAAGCATAGAGAACAAGAAAATATTAATTTACAGGAGGTATGAGTATGAATCCATATATGTCATATACACCGTACATGCCACAGGATGCTTATATGCAAGACCAGATGGCATTACGGCAACGGATAGACAACTTATCACAGGCTCAACAGCAATACAAGGCACAGCCACAGCCGAACGTGAACTGGATACAGGTGGCCGGGATTGACGGGGCAAAGAATCAGATTGTACAGCCGGGAACTACGGCTTGGATGATGGACAACAACGCACCGTACTTCTATGTGAAATCTGTAGACGGTGTGGGAAGTGTGACGTTTAAGGCTTTTGAATTCCACGAGGTACAGTCGAACAATCCGCAACCTGTAGCAGAAAACATGGACAACCGATATGTGACAAGAGAAGAATTCAACAAATTACTGGATACATTGAAACCACAGCCGGAAGAGCAGAAAGGGGAGCTGACGCATGAGTAATCCGTTAATGGGAATGATGGGCGGTATGCCGGGTGGCAACAGTCCATTCGGAATGATTCAAAAAATGATGGGGATGGTGCAAAATACACAGAATCCCGGAGCAATGCTACAGAATATGGCGCAGAGCAACCCGAATATCAAAAAGGCTATGGATATGTGTCAAGGAAGAAACCCGAAAGATGTATTTATGGAGATGTGCCAGCAAAATGGCATGAATCCAAACGATATTATTAATAAAATAAAGTGATATCCGGACGGAGTGCACACGTCTTGATAAATAAAAGAAAAGGAGAACCAACATGAACGAGGGATTAAACACACTTAGTGCTGCCGATGTAGCAGCAGTCACAAGAAACAACGATGGTAACATGTGGGGCGACGGTGGATGGTTCTGGATCATCATTCTTGCTTTCCTGTTTTGCGGTAACGGATGGGGAAACAACAAAGGAGCACAGGACGCTTTTGTCTCTGACGAATTCGTGAAAAGAGATATCTTTAACACAAATCAGAATGTGTCCAACACAGCTTGCGAGACACAGAGAGACGTATTAGAGAACCGCTATACCACACAGCTCGGCTTGCAGAACTTACAGGCTCAGCAGGCTCAGTGTTGCTGTAACACACAGAAAGAAATCTTACAGAGTAGATATGACGCGGCATTACAGGCACAGAACATGCAGGCACAGATGGCACAGTGTTGCTGTGATATTAAAGAAAGCATCTTAGCAGATGGACAGGCTACACGCCAGTTAATCCAGGATAACACGATTCAGAACTTGAGAGATAAGCTTGCTGATCGTGACAGAGATTTGCAGACAGCATACTGGCAGATCTCACAGGTATCACAGACCAATAACATTATTGATGCAGTGAGACCGACACCAAAACCGGCTTATATGTCTTGCAGTCCATATTTTGCGTATAACGCATTTGGTAATGGTTGCTGTGCAAGTGGGAATGTGATGTAAGTGAATGATATATCACTACTTGACTTTCTGACAGTGTACGGAGTTGCTTTACAGATAGCGAATTTTAACAGTGATCTATCACAGGCAAGTAATTCCGACATCGAAAAACACTTGCACGAGCAAGACAGTAAGTATTTTTTAAAAATAATTGAAAACCAAAACAAAATCATAAGCATGTTGGAAGAATCCATATCTACAAAAAAGTAGTCTTGCGAACATCAAAGAGAGTAGGCATGCGCTTGCTCTCTTTTTTAAGAAAGGAGAAAAAATATGTTAAATTCTATTGCTAAAAACGCTCAGACAGTAGCAACAAATCAGAATGTATTATTTACGGAAACAAGAGTGAAAAGCCGTAGATGTGCTTGTAACACAGGATGGCTTTCACATGACAACGGCAGTGGACTTTTTGAAATCACAAACCGTGGAAATCTGCCAATGGCGGTCGAAGTTGAGTTTAACGGAAACGTTACGGCATCTGCAATAGGAGCGGTAGCGTTATCTATCAAACAGAACGGGGAACCGGTTTCTGGTACGGAAATGGACTATACAGTAGCAACGGCAAATGTGTATCAGAATGTCGGGGCAACTACATTGATTGCAGTTCCGGCCGGAAGTAGCGTCACTATATCGGTTGGCAACGTTGGCACAGTTGACACATTGGTTAAGGATGCGAATATCATCATTAAAAAGCTCTCATAGAAAAGGGGTGAGTTTCTATGATTGATTTTAAAAGCAACCTAGATGTTAAAACTCCGAAAGAAATCTTTGCCGAAATCAATGAACGGTTTATCGGAGCGGTCATGATGCACGGACAGTTTGCGGACTACTTCGATTTCCTTGGCTTAAAAGGCTTTAAGCGGATGCATGAGTACCAGCACATTGCGGAAAGCTTGGAACGTAGAAAAGTGTGCAGATATTTTATAAGCCATCACAATCAGCTTATTGATGATGTATTTGATGGAAAAGTGAATGTTATCCCGGATGCGTGGCGAACGGCCAAACGGTTAAGTGTCGGGAAAAGCACAAAGCAGAAAGCCGTAGAAGATGGATTTGTCGAGTACCACAATTGGGAGTCCGAAACAAAGGAAGTGTACGAACAGTACGCACACACGCTAAGAGAAAACGGTCATGTGGCTGATGCTATGTTCGTGGAATGTTTGGTAGAGGATGTAAGCGAAGAATTAAAAACTGTAGAATGTATGATTAACGACCTCATATCTACCGGATACGATATGGTATACATCACAGAAATTCAGTCGGAGATTCACGACAAATACAAAAAGAAAATGAAAGGAATCGAGGTGTGATAAATGAGCGAGATCAAAAAGATTTTGGAAGACCAGCTTGAACGGGAAAAAGCATCTGCAAAGAAAGACTTGAATATGTCTAACTTACAGGCAATGTACATGATTACATCTACATTGTGCAATATGAAATCTTTGGAATGTGAAAGCGTACCGGGGATGATTGCGGATGCATCGGAAAACCTTATCAAGAAGTACAGTAACGGAAAGTACGACAAAAACATTGATGCACTATATGACCAGTACATTATGGCGAAAGAGATGTATCAACAGAACGGAGATCAGGCACACAGAGACAAACTGATGGAAAGTGTCGGGAAACTTATGGTAGAAGTGTACGACATGCTTTCCTCTATGGTGATGGATTCAGATTTTGCGGAAGAACGGAAAGAGATTCAAAGGCAAATCAAGAAGCTTGCGGAAATGTAAAAACATGGGTACGGAGTACTATATATATTAATGTTACGATATATACGGTGAATCACATAGGACCTTTTCTTTTCTTACTTGATACACCTCCTTTCAATAAAGCCTAATAGCGGAATGCTGATTAAAGGGCGGTCAAACGCCCGTTAGGCTTTCCCCTAAGGTTGCGGACTTAGGGAACCGTCATCTTATGTTACCTACTAAAAATATAAAATGATAAATTTTCATCCCGCAAAGGATAGTGCACAGTATGGTGCATGGATTCATTTCCGGCTATCCTTTTTCTGTATAGAGTTAGTTACGGAGCAATATGCAGATTGACCGTCAAATAGCCGTAACAGTGGTTGGAACTGTATAGAGGGAACACTTACACCAACCACTAACGGGATATAGTTCAATGGTAGAACAAAAGTCACAATCCATCATCTCTTTGAAAAAAAGACTTATGTCCACGGTTCGATTCCGTGTATCCCGATTACCCCGACAGAGGTTCATCTGTCTGAATCCCTACCGCAGACGAAGCGGTTAATAAGAGACGTTGAGGAGGATATGCAACATGAAAAATATTATTCAGATTATCAAGGATGCTGGTCTTGAAATTACAGATGAGCAGAAAAAGACAATCGAAGATGCAGTGAAAGAGAATTACAAGAGTGTATCTGACTATGATAAGCAGACACGAAAAGTAGAAACTCTGACACAGGAACGTGACAACTTTAAAACACAGTATGAAACAGCGAAAGAGACTTTGGACGGGTTCGAGGGAAAAGACTTCGATGCGATCACAAGAGAACGTGATGAGTGGAAGACGAAAGCTGAGAATGCAGAAAAAGAATGGAAAGACAAGCTTGATGCCAGTGAAAAAGAGTACAACCAGAAGATTGAAGAAAGAGACTTCAATGACGTTCTGACAAAGGCTCTTGCGGGCGAAAAATTCAGTTCTGATTTTGCCAAGACTGGCATTATCAACATGATTAAGGATAAAGGCCTGAAACGTGAGGGCGAAAAGATTCTTGGTCTTGATGATTACATGAAAGAATTGAAAGAATCTCAGAAAGATGCTTTCGTGGCTGATGGTAAGACACCACCAGTATTCACTACACCTACAGAAAAAGGTGGAAGTGAACAGAAAGCAGAGCCGTTTGTTCCTGGAACTGTTTGGTAAAACCATACTGTGAACCGACTATCAATAGGAGATAGCCGTTGACCTTAAAGAATTAAAGGAGAACAAAAATGGCAGAAACAACAAGAATTACATCGTTAAATATGTTACTTGACACAACCGGAAAAATGCTTCTTGCAGAAGAGTACGGGAAGGTCATTGAAAACGTCCAGAAGAACACTATTTCTGGAAAAATGAAGAATACCGAACTTTCCGGTGATCCGTCAGCCGGAACCGTAGAAGCGAAAAGATTCGCAAATGCGACATCTAAGAATTACGGAACTGCCAGAGGTGCAGCTAAGGGGGATGGAGTAAAAGGAAAGCCGGTTACGATTCCGATTGATGTAGATAAGGAAATTGTAGAAGAGGTTGAACAGAAAGACGTATCTCTTCTCGGAGTAGAGGGACTTATCGCAAAAAGAACAGCAAACCATGCGCTTAGAATGATTGCAGAACTCGACACTGAGTTCTTCAAAGTTGCCGGAACAGATGCGACAGAAGTTGATCTGACAGGTATTACAGCTATTGAGGAACAGGCTGAAACCATGATTCAGCAGTGCGAAACTACCAAGAATGAATATGTGGACGGAGTACCACGTTCTATGATGAATATGATCTGTACACCAAAATTCTACGGAAAAATCCGCACATATCTGGACAAAGTTACAGTGCCGGGTGTTGGCGTGGCTGACGAAGAGTTCTATGCTTATCATGGCGTAAAAACATTCTCATGCGTGCACATGCCGACAGACGTTGACGTGATCGTGATGGTGGATGGAGCTATCGCACAGCCTGTTAAATCCACACCATACAGTGCTGAGAAGATTCCTCTTTCAGAAGCATATGGCATCGAACTCTTTTACCACTACGGAACAAAATCTGTAATGCCTGACCTTATCTTCAAAAACAAGAAAGGTGAGTAAACATGAGACGGTTTGAAGACTTGGAAACAGGAAGAATCTTATCAACCGAGCATGAAACGAGTGCTCAGTTGATGGAAAACAATCCACAAAAATATAAAGAAGTCAGTGACGTAAAGCCAAAGACGAGATCGAATCCAAGAAAGTAGGAAAATTAGGTGAAACACTATGGCGTACACAGATTATAAGTTTTATACAAAAAAATTTTTCGGAAAAACAATTCCAGAAAGCGAATTTCGTGAATATGTAGAACGAGCCAGTGACTGCGTAGACAACTACACGATGGATCGCCTTGTTGATGGGCTTCCAGAAAATGAGCGAGCAGAAACAAAAGTTCAAAAAGCTGTATGTGCAGTAGCTGATGAAATGTACAAGATAGAGCAAGCTAAAAAAGCTTCTATGGATGCCATAGGAACCATACAGAGAGAAGATGGGACGGTCGTAAATAAGACCGTCTCTTCTGTTTCTTCTGGAAATGAAAGCATATCTTACGCTAACGGGAACAGCCAGAGCAATCGGTATACCGTAGCAGCTACCAATGTGCAAGAAGAGAAAAGAATACTTCTCGAAGCAGCGGTTAGCTATCTTTTTAACGTTACCGATGATAACGGAGTGTACTTGCTATATAGAGGAATTTGAACAATGGGAATTATTAAAAGATTATTTTGCAAACACAAAAAGAAAATCCATGCCGGAACGTATCTGGAAGATATCGGAAACGGGATAAAAGAAACAAGACACATATGGAAGTGTGAAAAATGCGGTAAGAAGTTTTATTAACGAGAGGTGATACCAATGTATGACAAAACCATAACTGTATTCAACAAATATGTGAATCAAAAGGATGAAATATTTTGGTATCCGACCGTAATTAAAGGTGTTCAACTTATTGTTGATAAATCCGCAAACATCGAAAAGACAGGACTTGATACGGCTGACACGGCAACGCTCCATGTTCTGTATCGCATGACATCCGATGAAAAAGTAGTAGCTGGCAAAAAGTATCTTGAGCCTAAAAAATGGGCGAAACAAATTAACGATACGCTTGGACATACCGTCACATTTGCAAGCGGTGACTTTTTCATTGAAGGCGAACATGACGAAAAGATGATAGCAGACGAAGACTATCAGAGCCGGAGAGACGGTGGTTTTTATGATTACATGAACAAAAATAACGACAATGTATTCTTAATCACCAATGTCGGAACATACACACTTATCCCACATTTTGAGATAGGGGGAAAGTAAATGGCACGTAGCAGAATGTTCCATTTTCCAAACATCTCGATAGTTGAAGCTGACATCAAAGTGAATGTGAATCTTGAACGATTCGAAAAACAATTCCAAGATGCTCAACTTTGGTTAGATGAACAGGTATGGACAGGCACAAAAAAGTATATTCCACAAAGAGACGGGATTCTGATTAATACAACCAATACGCAGAATGAATCCTTGAAAGGTAGTGGAAAGGTTTATGCCGGATATGGTCCTTACGCAAGATACCTGTACATGGGGAAAGTTATGGTAGACCCGGAAACTGGTTCGCCGTGGGCAAGGCCAAAAGCAAAAAAAGTAGTAACAGACCGTGATATACAGTTCTCGAAAGAGCCAAACCCTTTTGCGACAGATCACTGGTACGATTCTGCCAAAGATGAATTTGGGGATACATGGATAAAAGGAGTGAAGAAACGTGCAGGCGGTGGATAGTAAAAAAGCAGTTAAATACGATGTTGATGGATACGACATTGTAACAAATGCACTTAAAGATTTGCTGAATCAGTATCCGGGATTGGAAACCGGAGAAGTGTTTAAATTCTCCACTCTGAAAGAAGATGATGGAATAGCATTCTATCCGGTATCCGGTGCGGTGATTGCACAGGAGAAAAAATCGGTAACAGGCAAGGTGAATCAGCTTTGCAACTACCCATTCTATATCGTGTACAGGACATCCCGTGATTCTCCGAATATGAAAGCGGATATCAAGGAATTTCTTGATAGTGTAGGTAAATGGCTGGAACGACAAACAGTCGTGATTGATGGCGAAAAACAAAAGCTTTCATCTTACCCAACACTTACAGAGGAACGAAAAATAGAAGAGATTACAAGAATCACACCATCATACCTTGACAAAACTTACGAAAACAATGTGCAAGACTGGGTGATTAGTATGTCTCTTAAATACAGAAATGTATTCATAAGAACTAATTAACCGGACATCAATTGGAGATGTTCGCTGACCGTAAAAAGTTAACGGTAGAAAGGACTATAATATGGGAAATCTTAGCAGAGAAGCACTCGCACATTATCTGGACTATAGTTTCAAACAGACAGTAGCAAGTGCTACGTGGGAAATCCTTGGTGATGACATTGACGATATGTCGGTTGATCTGAACCCGGATACAGAGACAAAGAAGAACATTCTTGGTCAGACAAAAACAACAGATAATGGATATGAGCCGTCTATGGATGCAGATACATACTATGCAAACCCGGACAAAAAGCTGTATCCGAAGATTAGGGATATTGCAATGAAACGATTGAAAGGAGCGGATTGCAAAACACTTATGTTGGAAGTTCTTGTGGAAGATACAAGTGCAGAAAACCACCTTGCATATGTCGAAGAGGTTATGGTAAAACCTCAGTCTTATGGTGGAGATACATCTGGTGTAAACATTCCGTTCAAGGTGTCTTCCGATGGAAAGAGGACAGAGGGATATGTAAGTGCCACTTCGCTCGCTTCTGGAAACCCAGAATTTACAGCCGGAACAATCCCACATAGTCTTTCTACAGGAAAAGAAGTACTGTAACGCTTTATTGACAGGAGGAATAATATGAGCAACAAGTTACCAAAAAAAAGAAATGATAGCGAACTGGTTATTAAGATAAATGATGGCCGAGTCAAAATTCCGATCAAAAACCAGTTTGGTGAAACTCTTGGAAGTATAGTGTTCGCACCGACTGACACTAACATTGTTGACAGATACGAAGAAGTCGTTCGATTTTGGAAAAATTACAAGATGCCGGAAGATGACAGCATTGAAGCTGCCAGAAAAGCAGAAAAAGAAATTTCAGAGAAAATGTCTTATCTGATTAATGGAGATGCAGAAAAAGCATTTTTCCAGGTTCTCGGACCGTTTTCGCCAATGGATGATGGAAGAATTTTCCTCGAAATTGTAATTGACAGTGTTGCAAAAGTCATTGAAACAAAACTGAACACAAACGTAACAAAGGTACAGCGCCGTGTAAATAAGTACGTGGCCAAGTACCATAACTAATGGATGTCTGGAAACTTCCGAAATCCGTTAACGTAAACGGCAAAGAATATCGAATACGCTCAGATTACAGAGCCGTGTTAGATATTCTTTGCGCTATTAATGATCCAGATATAGTAGCCGGAATGTCCGAAGAAGAAAAAAACTTGGAGATATACACAACGATTCTGGCTATATTCTACGAAGACTTTGATAATCTTCCAACGGAAGACTGGGAAGAAGCTTTAAAGACGGCGAAAGAGTTTATCGACTGCGGATTTAAGGAAGATAAGAAAAAACCGCAACTTATGGATTGGAAAAAAGATGCAAAGATTCTGATTCCGGCCATTAATAAAGTGGCACATGAGGATATTCGTGAGAAAGAGTACTTGCATTGGTGGACGTTCATGGGACTTTTCATGGAGATTGGAGAATCTCTGTTCAGCACTATCACTAACATTCGTGAAAAAGTCTCAAAAGGGAAGAAATTGGATAGTTGGGAAAAAGAATTCTATTCTAGCAACAAAGAACTTGTTGACCTTAAAGCGACACCAGAGCGAAGCGAAGAAGAAAAAGAAGAATTAAGAAGAGTATTCGGGCTCGCAAATAATTAACCGGGTATCATGTGGAGATACCCGCTGACCGCAAATATTTAGCGGTAGAAAGGACAATACATGACAGAAGATGGAAGTATTGTTATCAACACAAAAATAAGAACTGATGGTGTAAAGGCTGGCACACAAGAAATTGAAGCCGGATTGCGAAGAGCAGCAAACAGGGTGGATAATTTAGGGACGTCTGCAAAAAACGCCATCAACAAGCAGATAGATGCTTTTGCAAAACTGAATAACGAATACATCGCACAAGAGCAAAAGGTAGAATCGTTACGCCAAAAGGTAGAATCCTATGCAAATCAGCGCATCCCAACCGCAGAATACAAGAAAATACAGGACGAGATAGAAACGACTACGGCAAAAATGAATCAACTCATAAAGGCTCAAGAGTGGTTTGTTTCTAATGGTGGAGATATCAATTCTAATATATATAGAGATCAGCAACGTACTGTGGATGAGTGGTCAAATTCGATCGAAAACGCTAAAAATAAATTGGCTGATTTAGAAAAAAGTGGCAAAGCGTTTAAAGAAATTAAGAGTGCAGAAGCTCCGCAAGCCGAAGTTGAAAAACTTGCTGTTGCGGAAAGAAGACTTGCTGATATGCAGAACCGATTAAACACATCGTATTCTGGCATTAAAAGCAAACTGGCAAGTTATGGTACTGGTTTGGTTTCCTTGAAAGAAAAACTATTTGGAGTAAACAGTGCTAATAGTAAAACTGCAAATTCCAATTCAAAACTGAGTAGGTCATTTAAAGACGCTAGTAAATCAGCCGGATCAGCAAGAATGAGTATCGGAAGAATGCTTACGATGTCTGTGTTGTTTAGCAGTGTTTTTCGAATTCTTAGTGCTCTTACACAAGGAATAATAGGTGGATTCAATAATCTCGCTCAATATTCCAAAACCACAAACGCAAATATATCTACTTTGTGGGGGAGCCTTATCAGATTGCAAAATGCATTTGCTACAGCTTTCAGTCCGATTCTGGAAGTTGTGACACCGATACTGTCACGATTCATTGACCTTATCAGTACAGCCATAACCTATGTAGGAATGTTTTTCGGGTATCTTGCCGGGAATAAAACATACACAAAGGCACTGGCAGTACAAAAAAATTATGCTGCCAGTCTGGACAAGACCGCCAAGTCTACGAAGAAAGCCACAAAAGCAGCGAAAGACTACCTGTCACCACTGGACGAAATTAATCGGTACACAACAAATAAGGATACCGACACAACACCGTCTGGATCCGGTGCAAACGGAACACCAATCAGCAAAATGTTTGAAGAAGTTCCAATAGATGTACCGCCGATTTTTGAAAAAATCAAGGATGTACTGGGGCAGATATTCCAACCATTTAAAGAAGCGTGGGAACGTGAGGGAAAGAACACAATTGATGCTGCTAAGTATGCATTGTCGGAGCTTGGAGCACTGGCAAAGAGTGTCGGCAGTAGTATGTTGGAAGTCTGGACGAATGGTACAGGCACACAGATATTGTCTACCATGTTACAGATCGCACAGGGACTGCTTACAACGGTCGGGAATATCGCAAGGCAATTAAATATAGCTTGGAATAAAAACGCCGTAGGAACGGCTATTATACAGGCTATAGCAGACGCTTTCCAAAAGGTACTTGATATCATCAATCGTCTTGTGTGGGATACGGCTCAGTGGGCGGGATCGTTGAACTTTTACCCGTTACTTAATTCGATTAAGAATCTGTTTGAATCTATGTCACCGCTGATAGAAGCTATTGGAAGTTTCTTAGAAAGATTGTATACGAACATTATATTACCGATGCTTACATGGCTGATAGAGAGCGGTCTTCCGGCACTTATTAATGTACTTGCTGGCTTGTTTAATTTCCTCGGTGAACATCAGTGGATTGTTGATGCCATTGGGACAGCATTAGTTACCGCGTTTGCTACATCAAAGATAGTTCCTTTAATTGCAACTATATCAAGCGCAGTTCTTGGATTTGCTGGACACATAGGAACACTAATCGATATTCTAAAAGGCGGTGGTGGATTAATTGGCGTTATCGGTCAAGTAGTTTCTACGTTTGGCATTGTTCCTATTGCAATAGCAGCAGCAATAGCAGCAATCATATTAATAGCTACTCACTGGGATCAACTTAAAGCTGTAATGTCAAAGCTTATAGACTGGATAAAAGGGGTATTTGCCGTTGATTGGAATGCTCAACTCGGAGTATTGGGCGAGGGAATAGAAGTTTTATTAAGTACCGTGAAAGGTGTTTTTGACAGTATAAAGCAGATATGTTCTGGATTTATCTCATTCTTTAAATTAGTTTTTACAGGCCAATTCAAGGCTGCCGGAAAAGAATTATTGAACATTCTTCGAGCCGAAGCAAATATGATCTATTCGATATTCAAAACCCCGGTCAATGAGGTTATTGCTTTGTTTAATGCGATGGGACAGGTGATTGTCAAAGCGATTAATAATCTGATTGATGGATTGAATCATATTAAGGTGCCGGATTGGGTTCCGGGTATCGGTGGTAAAGGAATCAATCTTTCTCATGCGAACTTCACGAGGGTTCCTTACCTTGCACAAGGGGCAGTTATTCCGGCCGGAAATCCGTTTTTAGCGGTGCTTGGTGACCAGACAAAGGGAAACAACTTGGAGATGCCGGAAAATCTGTTAAGAAAAATCGTAAGTGAAGAAAGCGGTAAAGGTACAGGAATGATAAAACTTGTGGTAAATCTGGATAGCAGAACGGTACTTGAGCAACTTATTAATACAGCAAAAGAGATGCAGATGTCCAACGGACAGAATGTATTCGAACTTGGGAGGTAGGTAAATGGCACAGCAAGTGATTAAGATTAATGGTCGGACTATTCATCAGCCAGACACATTCAAATTTAGCTTTGCCACTACCTCTACAGAGGGAACAGAGCGATTAATGAGTGGTGTTATGTGCAATGAACCGATGTTCACGGTAGAATCTTACGCTTATGAGGGAAGCGACATAAGTATATCAGAAATGTCAAGCCTTTTGCAGATGATTATAAATCAGAGACAGGTGCAACTATATTATTTTTCCGTGTATTACGGAAGATGGAGAGAAGCACCGTTTTACGTCACACAAGGAAGTGTAGATATCGGGACATTAAAAGAGGGAGAAGAAAAGTACAAATCCCTTAGTTTTAACATAATCGGGGTGAATCCACTATGATACACATTAGCAATGCATATAAGAAAGCTATATACGGGCGTAGTGACTGGTATCCATCTGCAAGGGTTACTTTCTTGGATGGCACAGTGTTAAATCTTGGCCGATCCGAATTTTTAATATCTGGCAACAACATTGTTGATGGAGCTGGTACACAAAGTTTGCCACTCGGCAATGTTGTTTCCAGAAAAATTACAGTAAAGCTGTATAACGCAGATGACAGATATAGAGTTCATAGCTTTCTTGGTGCCAAGATAACATTGTACAAGTCAATTAGCACGGATATAGGTGATCTGACTATAAAAAGTGGCACTTATACCGTAATTGACCCGGAAAGCTATGGAGATACCGTAAGCTTTTCGGCTTATGACGATGCATACAAACTTGACAGAGATTATACCACACATTTAACGTATCCACTCAGCCTAAAGGATATTCTGAAAGATTCTTGCAGAACGTGCGGTGTGCAGATGGATGTTACTTCGTTTTCTGATGATAACATCATGGTAAAGGAAAAACCTACAAATACCACTCACAGACAAGTAATTGGATGGATAGCAATGATTGCTGGTGGTAATGCGTGGATGAACGCAGATAACCATTTACAGATTTCACAGTATGATATGTCTCTTTTTGATAATATTGCGGACATTGACGGTGGATGGTTTGACGATCCGAGACAGAATTATGACGGTGGTCAGTTCGAAACAGACATGATATCAGAAAAGTATTCAACTTATGCGGAGATGTCTGGCGGTACATTCTCAGAAGACATTAGCGAGTATTATTACGATGACTTGGATTGGAGTTCCGAAAAATATTCAAGCGGTTCGAATGTTGACGGTGGATGGTTTGATGATGGATTGGAACTTCTTACAGATGATTCTTATGGAATTATGTACAGGTCTGTTGAAAGAAAGCAGAGAAATACATATCAACTGATAGGGAAAAAAGATAACCTGTTCTTGCTTAAAAACGGGAATGTGCTTGGAGTACATTCCGTGGATGTGGAAGAAGCAAGTGGATACATTCTGACGGATGCCACGAACGTGTATACAAGCGGTGACATTTTGGATGATGGTAATTTCAAATTGGTTGATAATTTCCACTTTTTAACCCAGTGGAAGACTGGGTTGACAACAGGAGTAGAGCCTATAGTTATCACAGGAATCCAAACTACAGAGAATGAAAAAACGTACACATATGGTTCTGAGGGATACATATTGAGTATAGAGAATTCACTAATCAAAGATAAGAGCTTACTGGTTAATACAGTCGGAGCAAAACTTACGGGCGTATCATTTATGAATTTTTCCGGCGAACATCTTTCTTATCCTCTTGCAGACTTTATGGATCTTGCCTATGTTATCGACAGGAACGGAAAAGTAAACAAAACCATCTTGACTGATATTACTTTTAACTTCCTCGGGTTTACTTCGCTGAAATGTTCGGCCGAAAATGCAATCAGAAATAGCAGTAAGTACGTGACTTCTGAAACGAAAGCAATACAAAAGGCCTCTGCAATGGCCGATAAAAAAATCAGCAAATACGATGAAGCTGTTCAATCTCTTACGGCATTAATGACACAAGGGATGGGATTTTTCAAGACGGAAAAGATACAGGATGATAAATCCATTGTATTTTATCTCCACAACAAAGAACGGCTGGAAGATTCGAACATTATCTGGAAAATGGTCGGGGATGCTTTTGCGGTATCTACAGATGGTGGCAAAACATGGAATGCCGGACTTGATTCTAATGGAAACGCAGTAGTTAATGTACTTTCTGCCGTAGGTATTAACTGCGATTGGATACATTCTGGAACATTGACACTTGGTGGCTATAACAACCAAAATGGTGTACTTTCGATGCAAGATTCAGACGGAAATGAAATAGGGAGATGGAATAATCAAGGTGTGTATGCAAAAGGACATTATGTATCCGAAGATTCTATAGGTAGAAAAATAGATTTGCATAATGCAAAAATTGATCTTTACTCATCTGGAGGAAAATATACAGGTTACATTTCTGGAGAATTAGATGGTATAGAAGCGAGAGCTACGTCTACGGATTACCTAAACATCGGAAAAGGTTATTCCGAATTTAATGTTTCAAAAAGATTACAACTTTTAAGTAAAAATCAAATTGCCATTTCTGCAAAGGAGATTGTGATTAATGGAAATAAAGCAAAAACAGGAACTGCCGTGTTTAGCGATGGAAGTTACTTAAAATTTGTGAATGGCAATTTAGTCGGTGGAAGAACTGCAAGTGGCACAACATTTTAAGGAGACAGGCATATGACAAAAACAGAAAGTGCGGTTCAATGGGCTATCAGAATAGCAAACGACAACAGGCATGGATACAGTCAAGCGAATCGCTGGGGGAATCCAGACTATGATTGCTCATCACTCGTAATATCTGCATGGCAACAAGCCGGAGTTCCGGTAAAATCAAATGGAGCTACTTATACGGGGAATATGTACAATGTTTTTCGTGCTTGCGGATTCACGGATGTAACGGCAAGCTGCAACAGAGCCACTGGTGCTGGAATGCAAAGAGGGGATGTACTGCTAAATGTTAAATATCATACTGCAATGTACATCGGTGGTGGGCAGATGGTGCAAGCATCATCTACAAGAGGACATCCAGAAGCCGGGGATCAGACGGGAACAGAGATATGGGTGTGCAGATATTATAATTATTCGAGAGGATGGGATTACGTTTTACGGTATACAAAAGGCGGTTCTGCTGGCGGTGGAGGGACACCGACACAACCATCTGGTGTTTCTCTTGTAAGATGGATCCCTGGATAGAAAGGAGAAAATATGGCTATACAGATGCGTAGGGGACTACTTGCAGATTTTGACGCAAGTAAGATGCTCCCCGGTGAATTTGCGGTAACTATAGACGAAGTGGCCGAAAACCAAAAAGTATTTATCTGTTTTTCAGCCGGAACATTTAAGACATTGGCTACAAGAGAAGATTTTGAGCAAGACTTGGCGAATATCCAACAGGCTATCGAAGACGCAAGAGAAGCGTCAAAGACAGCGAATGGAGCTATCGACAAGGCTAACCAAATTATAGCCGGAAAGGTCGGAATCGATGATACACAGTTGAGTGAATCTACAGTGTATTCTTCAGCAAAGACAGATCAGCTGTACGTTAAAAAAACAGAATACGACAAACTTGTTGAAAAAGTAAACTCTTTGGTAAGCGATTTGTCAAATGCTATAGTAAGTAGGTGATAGTATGGACCAGATATACATTGAAGCGTTGAACGAAGCGAAAACATTGTCAGATAGTGATTACTTGCTCATAGAAACAAGCGCAGAAGATCTAAAGATTTCTATCGGGACTTTAAAACAACTACTTTCCGTTGCTACAGCGAATAAATTAACAAATCCGTTTGAACTAACTCTTTCCGGCGATGCTACAGGGACAACAACTATAGACGGCAGTGAATCTGTTGATATTGATGTGTCTCAAATCAAAGCAACTTCGCTGAAAAACGATATTAAAATCAATGGTACACCGTTTGATGGTCAGGACGGAATAGTAACTGACCAATGGGGGAAAGAAAGACAGATTACTATCGGTGGATGCAGTAGGAGCGTAAATGGCGAATCTGATATTGAATTTCCGGCAAACGAAGTCTTTTCAGGATCTGGACAGCCTTACGTCCCGACCGCTGGTGGAGCTATGACAGGAGATTTAAAAAGGAACATTAATGATGCTGATTATACTGTTTACAGTGCTACTACAGAAACGACAGAATCTGGAACGTCTGTAAATATTAAATTTGGAGATGTTAATGCAAATCCAGTCATGCTCGGATTAAGCCAGCCAATTTGGAACAATGGCGTAAATGTAAAAAAACTGCTTACAGAGGACGATATTTACGAGTTAGAAAGACGTATTAGTGAATTAGAAAGTATGGCTACACAAACATTATCTATTAAGGAGGAAGATATAAATGGCTGATGAAAAAGCGCAGAAAATCTATGGAAAATATATAAAAGAACTTCCACAAGTTACAGAAGTAAATGATACAGATGATATCATCGTTGAAGATTCTACACCGATTACAAATCGAGCAAAACTTGGTGTTATTTTCGATACGATTAAAAGTAGAATTGCATCTACGTGGAAGTTTTCAGAATTAGGGAACAAAACAATTCTGACGTATATTACGGAATTAAAAGCAAAAGCCCCAGTATTTGGCACAACGTCTCTTATCGAAACACCTGCAAATACTTACAAAGATACTACTGTAAAATTCGGAAAAACTTTTTCAAAGGCTCCGACTGTACTTGTATCTCTTTCCGGTGGATCGCAAAATACAAAATCGTTCGGAGTAGAGGTTTTAAGTACGACCACCAGTAGTTGCGTTATTCGTACTGTTAACGGACACAATTCAAGCGTGTCTATGTTTGTTAACTGGTGCGCATTAACCTAAAAATGTGGGGAACATTGCCAGTCGAAAAAATATGAGATGATTTCCTTATCAAACAGGAAAGGAGAAAAAATATGGCAGCTATGAGCGAAGAAACCATTTGCGAAGTAGTCAAAAGCTGTGCCTACGGATACACTGTAGACGAATTGGCAGAACACTACAGCATGGAAAAAACAGATGCAGAAAAGTTTGTGAAAGATCATGCATCAGAGATTACAGAAACGAAAGAACACTTAAAACAGGAGGGATATATTGAATAGGATAGTCGATGTTTCTGAACATAACAGGAACATCGACTGGGCGAAAGTAAAAGCATCCGGCATTGTAGGTGCTATCATCAGATGCGGATATGGACAAGATCAGACAGGACAGGATGACAAAAAATGGCTGAGAAATGTATCTGAATGTGAGCGTCTTGGCATCCCTTACGGTGTATATCTGTATTCTTACGCAAAGACTACAGGTGCAGTACAGGGAGAAATCAACCATGCATTAAGACTTCTAAAAGGACATTCTCCGGCATGGCCTGTATATTTTGACAGCGAACAGCCGGGAACACAGGGCGTTGCAAAAGCCAATGCAAAAGCATTTTGTGACGCAATGGTGGCTCACGGCTATAAAGCCGGAATCTATGCGTCTACATCTTGGTACAAGAACTATATCGGTCAGACATGGGGATATTCTCTGTGGATTGCATCTTACGGCTCTAAATCTGCCGGAGTAAACGGAATTGATATGTGGCAGTACACGTCAAAGGGTTCTATTCCAGGCATTCCAGGTTATGTGGATGTGAACTATGTGTATAAGAATCTTGATGGTACTGCAAAGCCTGTGCAGAAACCGAATTCTACACAGACCACAACAGCAAAACCGACAGATGAATCTTGGAAAGGTGACAAGAGATATTACCTGGAAAACACCCGTGTAGGGGCATGGCAGAAAGCTATGAACATAGGATTTGACACTAGAGAATTATCTGAAGATAACAAATTCGGCACCAAATCACAGGATTTTGCTAAAAAGCATATCTTATGGTCGGGACAGACGCACAACTGTATCACGGCTATCAGATGGCTTAGACGCACACTCAGAGACGTATATGGCTTTACAAAGCTGTCTTATAATGAGGGATGGACAGATTATCTGACAACATGTGTGAAGAAGTTCCAGAACAACAGGGAGCTTACACCGGACGGAAAAGTAGGACTTATCACGACCTACTGGCTCTTATCCGGCGTTGTGAAATAAGATAAGAGCAAATATTCTTTACATACAATACCAAAAATCCCACTACTGATTACTCGCCAGTAGTGGGATTTTTTTCTTTTTCTATAAAATGATAGATTGGGAGTAAAATCCCGATATATCCTTTTTTGTACATGACATTCATTAGTGATTTCATTCCAATTTCGCTTTCAATAGAGCTTTGAATGGAAATTACGTCATTTATCCTGGTCCCATGCATCGGTTTTAATTTTAGAACAACATATTGATTTGTGCATAATGAACCATCTATCATAACCATTAATCCAATTTCGCTGTACACATGCAATATTTTATCAGAAACTTCTTTAATTTTTTCATCTGATACTATTTGACTTATGACAGAATCGTTTGTAAGATTATCAAATCGTTTTTCGTTATATTTTACGTTTCCACCAGTAACATCGTCTGTATAATTTTGCTCTTTGTCCAGTTCACAATTTGCAACACACAGAGAAGCAAAAGCATCGGAAAAATCCTTTATGCGTTCATTCTCTTCTGTGGAAAATGTTCGGAAAGTTGTATTTGAAAAAGCTACATCTATATCTTCTGGTGATGCAAGAACTTCTCTTGGATGTGTCCCGAACTCAGAACTGACATCCAATTTGTTTAAGTCTTCGACAAGAGTTTTGTACTCACGTTCAAGAACTGCATTGGCACGACTGGATAAAGATTTTTCTTTTGCAAGATGATATATACAATTATCAAATTGCAAAGTGTCAGTGTCTTTTTTCTTGTCTTTTTTTATCAAATATGAGAATAGATATGTTAATCCACCAAAAAATGCTATATTTGTTATGAATAAGAATATAGTACCAATTATACCATTTTCTTTCACGCACCTTGTCCAGTTTGCGAAAAGATTAATCGTCTGAAAGAGCGTTAATATTCCAAAGAAGATTTCTGCCAATGCAAATAATGTAATTTTAAATCCAGGAGAATCATGGTGACCAGAAGTTTTCTCTAAATTCTTTTGAAAAGTATAGAGCCTGTTTCTCCTGCTTTTCTTTCTGAGTTCTTTCTTGCGCTTTTTAGCACGTTTCTTTTGCATTTTTCGATTGTACGCAGTTCTTGTTACAGCACGTTTTATGTAATGGTATTGGCTCGGACGCATTTTAACAGCTCCTTATTATCTGTTTTGCATAGTATGCTATCTTCTTAATACTGCAATCACAACTCCAAACCTTATCCATTGTTCCATGTCTTCAAAACTATTCGGGTCAACTTCTATGGTATCACCAAATCCATTGATCGGCACTAACTTTGTTTTGTTCCCATGTACATACCGCCTTATATACGCACGTCCAGTACTTTTGTTTATAACAATTACAGTTTCGCCGTTTCTCGGCACCCTTTTGGATATGCAGATGATATCACCTTTTATATACACCGGTTGCAAGTTGTTGCTCGTTATCCTTATGCCACAATGTAACGTCTCACCGTACTTTTTTATGTATTCCGGGCAGTATATCCGTTCTTCGTGTGAGGAATCCAATATCATACCGTCAGCCATCTCACCAGTGGGGCATAGAACATCCAACATGTTTTCAGGATCCGTTTCCAACACTTTCATAGAGATTTCATAGTCCATCTTACCAAGAATATACGCACGTTGTCTGTCAGTCAGTTGCCTGTACTTTCCCAATACCTCGTATTCCTTAGAAGAATACCCTAAGAGATCAGGGATAGATTTATGAGTTAGTTCCGACAACCTTAGTGCTAAGAAAACGTCAAGATTATTAGTCTTCCGTGAAACAATGTTTTTGTACGTGGACACAGATACATCCAGCATCTTAGAAAAGAGAACTTGCGTAAAATCAAGTCTTTTTCGCTCTTCTTCGATGTTATGTGCAAAGTTATCCAACATTTCTCTTTTCGTTAACATTATGTCACATCCTGTCGAAAAGGCTAATATCTTGGCTATTTTTCATTCTTTTTATAAGAAAAATATGATATTTTAGCCAACATCTTGACTATAGTTTCGAGTTATAATTTATTTAAGTATTACAATGTATCATTATAAAACAAAAATGGCACTTGTCAAGCCATTGATAGGAGGTAATCTAATGGGAAAGGACGAAATGAACAGCAAGAGCAACAAAACATGGACTGATACTTATGAAAACGAAATCAAGCGGATGATAAAAGGAATCCGTGACCCACGCCTAATGCGTTACATCTATCTTGTGGTAAAAGATGCTATCAGTGAAAACATTGACAGATAGCAAACATATGTTCTGTAATGTAAGTAATCGCTACTGGAATGACGTGTCGGGATATTGGAGGGATTTATGTGGATGAAATTAAACGCAAAGAAGAACTTGTTAAAATGATAGAAGAATGTGAGAATGAACAGTTTTTGACTTTCTTATATTCAATGATTATATCTTTCAAAAAAAAGTGGGGCATTTAATGCCCCTCTTTTTCGTACCAATAGGCTATTGTGTCACAAATAGTTTGTCGGTGCTCTTTATTTAACGTCATTAATTTTTTCACACTTTCAAGAATAACTTTGTCTGCAAGTAATTCTGGTATAAGCTCTGCATTGTCTTCTGACAAATTCTTTTCCCAACCCATTATATAAGCTGGTGATACACCAAGAATATTGCTGATAGTTTCGATTATATCGATCGGAATATTCGTCACTACGTTATTTTCGTATTTATATAATCGTTGTTTTCCTATCCCGGCTTTTTTCGCTAAATCAATTTGAGCCATTCCGATACATTCTCTTACTTTTTTAATTCTATCTCCAACGGTCATTTCATTAGCCATTGATTTTTCCTCCTTTCCTATTGGTAACTTTATTGTAACACAAATAAGTTACAAGTCAAGCAGAAAATAACTTGACAGGCTACAAAAATGGTGTATAATAAAAGTAACTTCAAAAGTTACGGAGTTGGAAAGGAGAAGATTATATGATAGACACAAATAAATTGCGTGGAGTTATCGTAGAGAACGGTAAAACTCAGTGTGATGTGGCTAAAATGCTTGGAATGACACCAAAAACGTTCTATTCTAAGATGAAAAAAGGTGTCTTTGGAAGTGATGAAATCCAGATTATGATCGACAAACTGAATATTCATAATCCGATGGATATTTTTTTTGCCAAGAAAGTAACTTAATAAGTTACCATATCAACAACAATTGAATACAGGAGGTGATAGCGTGGAATACAGTCCATTAGGCAATGGAAAGCCAATATCCCAGAAAGTGAGCGGTAATTGTGTAGAAACTATTTTTGAAAGAACGAACGGATTGAAGTCAGAATACGATATTTACGTAAACTGGATGAATCCGAATCAGTTAGCAGAAGTTTCATTTCAGTTGCCTTTCCACGATTGGCAGAGACTTGAAAAGTCTGAGGTTTGGAAAAATCTGGATGAATTTTTGGCGGGAGTTCAAATCGAATATATTCCGAAGTACCACCGAGTCCCACCAATTGTAGCGGAAAAGGTTGTGTATAGAAGTCTGTTAGGTTCTTTAATCGCATTCGTTCGTGATAAATTGACTCGCCAATAGCACGCTCTTTTGAGCATGAGTAATGGACACCATCATACAAGTAAGAGATATTCACGATTGATATAGCGATTCTGGAATGATTGATGATTTCGAAGTGAACGATCAGTTCATTATCATCTTTCAGCTTGAAGCCGATAGGAATAAATTCTATCTTTCTCCGAGATTGAAACAAGTTCCATGCGGTTCCGACAGCACCGAAAACTGCGATAGCAAAAGTTACATTTTCTCTTGTGAATAATTCTTGCATGAAATTAAAAATTGCGTGCATTATACAACCTCTTTTCTTTAGCATTTGAAAAATTATAACACAAAAAGGGGTGATAGCAAAGATGATAACTGCATCGGTTATTTGCGCGGTATACGGGATAACTGCATTGATTGTGGCGTTTATCGTAACAGAAATCGAAAAACCGTTCTGGTTGTTTTTGAGAGTGCCGTATTTGACTTGCAGTTCACAGGTTTCAATAAATTTGGCGGTAGCATTACTACTGTTTTATTACATCGGACAAGTCAATGCATAACATAAATTGAATACAGGGAGGTGACAACATGGAACAGGACAAACTTTTAAAAGTAGATAACGCCATTGAAAAACTGTGTAACTTTTTGCAGAAAGAAACAGAACGTGTTGCATCTATTTATGAAAGTCAGGAATTGGCCGAAATGACAAAAGCTCTGGCTGAGCTGATGTCTGCCAGAGCAAAGTTTAATTAGTTTTCCTTTTCACTAAGGTCAACTAATTTGTTGTAGATTTCCTGCATGAATTCAGCAACACGTTCTCCACCGTCTTTATTCGTAGAAATGTTGGAGTTTGAAAGTTTGGCTACAGTAATCTCAACTGTTTTATTGATTAAATCTTGATTTCTGGTCATAAAATACTCCTTTCTGAATTACTCGGCATGGCAGTGCCTGTATGAATAGTATAGGAGAATCCAGAAGAAAAGACAAGGAGAGTGATGGCAAAGATGAAAAGAAAGATAGATCAATCAACGGTGGCAATAATCATCGGAGTTGCATCCATCTTAATAAATCTCATTTTTAGCGGAAAAGACTTATTAAGAAATATACGTTGGTTATTATCTTATTTGGTTTAGGAGATGAAAAATGAAAGAATATGAATTTTGGATATTATGGCTTATGGCAATTGTGATGCAATTACAAATTCGAATTATTAACAAGAGACTTGAGGCTATAAAACAGTCATACAACATTACTGGAAAAAAGATTGAATGGTAGATAAAAAAGTCAGAAACATCCGGCAACGTTGTAAGACAAAAAAGGCAGTAAAAAAGCCTAAGAATATTTATTTTTCAATGTATTTAAATTATTGGAAAGGTAAATGCGAAAATGGCAGTTGATTTTTGGTCAAAACGCAAGCCACTTAGCAAGCCGCAACCTTTGAAAAATAAGGGCAAAACGGCAACTGGTCGCAAGCCAAACGACACTCAGATAACAATCAATTGACAAGCCAAAATTAAAGAAATTTTCAAAAAATCGAAAATTTTGACAAGCCAGTTGACAAGCAAATGACAAGCTAAAACCCTTGAAAAATAAGGCAAAACTGCTTGTCAAGTGAAAACGGTTAGCAAGCCACATAACAATCAATTAACAATCAATTCGCAAGCCAGTTAACAACAATAGAAGAATATAAAGAAGAATAAGAATAAAAAGAATATAGATATATGTCAGACACAATCGGTCTGACGATAAAAGGGACATAAAAAGTGCCCCGCTGGTACCGACATACCAGACAGGGCGGTGTACCGCTAAAGAACACTTAGCGAATACAGGTTGATTATAACACATTCTCCTGTAATTCGCAAATCTGAAGAACAGGAGGAAAAGCACACATGACAATGGCAACAGAGATCATCCGCAAGTTGAAAAGAAAAGTAATCTTTTGGCGTTGCTTATGGTTTGTCACATTCATCGCAATCATCGCAATGCTGATACTTATGATTGGGTAGGAGGTAGAGAGGATGGAAGACAAGCTTAACTACTACAGGATAGCACTTGTGGTAACGCTATACGCATTGGCGGTTATGATAGCCGGATGTGTATAAAAAAGAGTGCCGATGGAAAATCCAATCAAGCACTCAGAAAAACATTCAAGAAAATTATAACACATGAAAGGGGATTTGAACATGGGAGAAGAGAAAAAAGATAGCTTACAGAGCGTAGCCGATGCAGTGGCAGATACCGTGAGCGACTACGGAAATGCAGTATACGGATATGCCTACCTGAAAGCGCAACTGGACACACTGAAAAGATATGTCTGCCAAAACATCTATATTGAGCGAGACATGATTTTAAAACTGATGGGGTGGAATGGAGACGGAGAGCATTAAAGGCTATGACCATTGGAAGACCATACCGCCGGAGCCGGAAGAAGAAAAACAGGAATACTGCACATGCTGTGGAAGACCTGTATACAGTGGTGACAGCTTATACACGTTTGACGGACAGACGCTATGTGAAGAATGCGTGAAAGAGATCACGGGAGGGAAAGAAGATGGCAGAGATATGGATGATCTGCAAACCGGACTTAGAATACCGTATCGGGGCATATGCATATGAAACAGATATGGACAAGGCTTATGTGCATAAGCTTGCCGACAAGGTGGCAGAAAAAAACAAGTGCAAAACAATCGTGAAAGAACTTTAGGAGGTAAACGAAATGCAAAAATTGGAATTGACCATAAATCAGACGATGGGGGTTATCACCGGAAACTTTGAGGACATTAAGAAATCTCTTGAAACAGAGATGGCAGTGTATGAGACAAAGCAGTTTGCAGAAGAGGATAAGCAGAAAGCCAAAGGTGATTTGGCAGACCTCAGAAAGCTGAGAAAGGCAGTGAACGACCGCAAGGTTGAAGTGAAGAAAGAGTACATGAAGCCTTATGAAGTGTTCGAGGGCAAGGTGAAAGAGCTAATCGGAGTGATTGATAGACCTATCGCGCTGATTGACGGACAGGTGAAAGAGTTCGAAGCAAAACGTGTAGAAGAGAAAAAAGCAGAAATCCAGAACCTGTACAACGAACTGGTGGAAGAAGAACTGCATGACTACATTCCGTTGGAAAAAATCTACGGTGAGAAGTGGACAAATGCATCCACCACGATGAAATCTATCCGGGAAGAGATAAACTTAAAGGTTATGCAGACCAGACAGGATATTGCAACCATTAAGGCCATGAAGTCCGAAAAAGAGGAACAGGCGTTAAACCTGTACATGGAGAACAACAACCTTGCTCTTGCTATCCAGATGATTAACCGCTACGAACAGGAAAAAGCGGAAATCTTACGGAGAAAAGAGAAAGAGGAACAGGAAAGACGTGATCGTGAACTCGAAAGAGAGCGTGAGCGTGTAAGAGAAGAAGAGCGTGTCAGAATCCGTGAAGAGGAAAGACTTAAGGCAGAAGCGGAACAGAAAGTCATCGACAAGATCAAGACGGTGGACGAAGTGAAAGCAGCGGAACTCACCACGGAAGATTCGAAGACGGTAGTATTTACGGTTAAGGCTACGGATGCAGAACTGGAAGAGATTGAAATGGCATTAACTTCTCTAGGCGTTTACTTTGAAAGGAAAGATGTGTAATGGCAGAAGAAAAGAGCAAACGTGAACTTGATATCACAGAGAAGCTTTCCGAGATCCAGACAAGAATGGATGTACCGAAAGACAAACATAACGATTTTGGTGGATACGATTACAGAAGCGCAGAGAGTATCTTGAATGAGTTCAAGAAATATTCAAGGGAATACAATGTATCTCTTACGATGAAAGATGAAATCGTGGAGATAGCCGGAAGAGTATACGTGAAATCGACAGCAACATTTATCGACTGCGAAAATGGTGGAGAAATATCTGTTCCGGCGTATGCACGGGAGCCGGAGACGAAACCGAAGATGGACGAATCACAGGTTACGGGATCCGCATCAAGCTACGCCAGAAAGTACGCCATGAACGCATTATTTCTTCTGGATGATGTAAAGGATCCTGACACGAACGAATACGCACAGCAGACGGGAGTCGATAAAAAGAGCGGTGGAAAGAAAGAACAGAAAGCCAATGACGGAAAGATTACACAAGGGCAGATAAAAGAACTTCGGAAGATATTTGAAAAAAACAAAATTGATGAAGTAAAGGCTATAGCCGGATACAGTGCACAGAAGATTGAAGATCTGACGCAACAGCAGTACGGGTGGTTCCGTGATAATCAGGAAGAAGCCAGAAAGATGTTTGGTGTGTAAATGGATTATACAGGGACTTTTGATAGCTTAGCGGTGGATTTTGCCACCAATAAGCAAAAAGCCAGTCTGACGCTAAATGAAGACGCAAGACAGGCATTTGAGAACCTTAGAGGTAAGCAGATCACAATAACGATTAAGGCATACAAGAAAAAAAGAAGTCTCGATGCAAACTCTTACTTTCATGTACTGGTTGGAAAGATTGCGGATGCGACCGGGAACAGCAAGGTGTACATAAAGAATAAGCTAATAGCGGAATACGGACAGTACGAAACCATTAACGGTGCATTAGTTCCGCTCCCATTGGACGATGATATAGACGCATACAATGTGGAATTTGTCCATCTGCAACCTACATCTAAGACAACCACCAATCAGAAAGGAAAAGTATTCCGGGTGAATCTGGTAATGCGAGGTTCGCATACTTACGATACCGATGAAATGTCAAAACTGATTGACGGGACTGTGTACGAAGCGAAAGAACTTGGCATAGAGACTATGACACCGAACCAAATAAGCGAAATGAAAGAAAGATGGGGTGTGAAGATTGGCGAAAAGACTTAAAAGTGTATTCACTGACGATATGGAACACTGCTACTTCACAGGAAGTCCAAACTGTCACAGACACCACATTTTCTATGGTCCGTACAGAAAAAAATCGGAAGAATACGGATTTGTGATACCGTTAGCACCGCATTTACACGAATTTACGCCAGAAAGCGTACACGGGAACCCGAACAAGGGATTGGACTTAAAACTTAAGCAGATGGCACAGAGATATTTTGAAGAACACTACGGAACAAGAGAAGAGTTCATACAGGTGTTCGGAAAGAACAGGTTGTAGCTAAATAAATATAGATTCATGTGGCAAAAGGAACTATTAACAGGTTCTAACGCATATCATCTCACCCATTCGATATGCACAGCACAAGATATTGTATCACGGCCGGAGAAGCCACACTCCGGCAGAAAGGAGAAAAGCGGTGGGAAAGAATAGAGAGACGGCAGAAAGCTATTTTATCCGAATACCGGATGGACATAGAAACGCAATACAACGTCCGTACAACATGAATGTTGATAGAATCTTTCGAAGAATGATAGAGCATGCGAATAACAATGGTGACTGTATTGTGAATATTGGAGATGGTGTATTCAGACCGATTCCGGGTGATCCGGTAGATGAAAAAGCATTCCATGAATACATTGGGAAAGAATTACATAGAGCCAGAGCAATCCAGTATAAACGGCTCTGCATGAAGCAGACGTTTGAGAGTTGGAAAAAGATAGGTAGGGATTACAATGCATTACATTTTGATGGTAAAAGGGAAACTGAACAACATGAATGATTATATCCGGGCACTGAATACTAACAGGTACAAGGGTGCGGATATGAAGAAAGATAATGAATCCCGTGTGATGCAAGCTATATATGAGCAATTCGGAAGATTGCGAATAACAAGAAAGGTACGGATGCACTACCGATGGTATGAGCCGGATAAGAGACGGGATTTGGACAATGTGAGCGCATTTGGGCGAAAGTGTATCCAAGATGCATTAGTAGATACCAAAGTCTTACAGGACGATGGATGGAAAAACATAGTGGGATTCACGGATGAATTCTATGTTGATAAGAAAAATCCGAGAATTGAGGTGGATATTGAAGAGGTGTGAGCGAGAATTACATAAAACTTAGCAGAAAAATACTGGAATGGGACTGGTATCCAGATATAAAGACGTGTCGGTTATTCTTGCACATGTTGTTAAAAGCCAACTGGAAAGATGCAAACTTCCGAGGAAAAGAGATTAAAAGAGGATCATTTGTCTCTTCGACATCCGTTCTTTCAAAAGAAACAGGGTTGTCTGAGAGCGAATTAAGGACAGCACTTTCTCATCTGAGAAAAACAGGTGAGGTTACATGTAAAACCACAAACCGATATACCGTATATACGGTGAATAACTATGCAAAATACCAGACCGAACAGAAAAATGAAAAAAAAGATAAGCCGACCAGACAGGAAGAAAAACCGGAGAAAGACGATGGATCCGTAGAAGCTGTCATAAAAGCTTGGAACGATTTGGAGAGCTTCGGGATAAAACCTGTAAAGAAGATAGAGAAGACTTCCAAAAGATATCAGAACTTACAAGCGAGGTTAGAAAGCAACGGTTTGGAAGATGTCTTGCAAGCTGTGGGCAACGTGAAGAAAAGCAAGTACTTACAAGGGAAAGTGAAGAACTGGAAGATAACATTCGACTGGTTTGTGTTACCGAACAACTTCACAAAAGTGTCTGAGGGACAATATGAAGACAGCGGACAAGAGAAAAAGGGATTCAATAATTTCGATGGTCGGAACTATGACATGAATGATTTAGAGAGAAAGCTTATCACATAGGAGGAATAAACATGGCAAAACCGGATGGATGCACTTATCCAAACTGTTTTATCTGTCCTTTGGCAGACTGTAGTTTGGCGAGTGCTAAAGCTGAATTACCTGGAGAAACAAAGAAAAAGCGGAGAATAGTAAGACGTAGCAAAAAGAACGATGTTCGGAGGTGACTTTGCGACAAGACAGGAACAGGCTATTGAGGATTATAAACGGAAACCACATTATGCGGATCCGTATGAATACTTAAAGCAGAAGAAACAGGAGGAAAAAAATAATGAGCAGTAATGTATTGGAATTAGAAAAGAAATTAGTAGCAGCTATCGAGAAAGAAGACCAGAAAAACAAAGTGATGCTGAAAGATATTCCGGTTGGTGGGAAGTTTGTCACAGGCATCGGAAGATTTATTGTGCTGGAACAGAAAGAAGATTCCGCTGTAGTTATTACAGAAGACTTATATCGTGAAGATGTGAAATTTGATGATGATTGTACGGATTACAAGAAATCGTCATTAAGAGAACTGTGCGAGGGCGAAATTCTCAATGAATTTGTCGCTGAGTTCGGAGAAGACAATATCTGTGAAAATGAAGCAGGATTAGTAACAGTTGATGGACAGGAAGTATTTGGAAAACTCTTGACCAAAGTAAGACCTCTGACATTTGACGAAGCCCGTGAATACAATGATCTGCTTGTAAACAAAGACCTCCCGGATTGGTACTGGACTTGCACACCTTGGAGTACGAAAGAAAGAGGATGGGACTATTCAGTAGCGGTTGTTTCTCCGTCCGGTGACGTCAACGGCAATGGCTGCCGCGGCAGTCGCGGGGTGCGCCCATTTTGTATCTTAAAATCTAATATCTTTGTATCCAAAGTTGAGGAGGAGTAAATCATGATGACGTTAAAAGAATTCGGAGAAAACCTTAAAAATCTTAATGCAGCTTATGAGCAGTTGAAAAAGAAATATCAGAAGCCGGAAATTGGGAAGACAATTGAAGTTGCCGGTATTAAATGGTTGGTGCTGGACAAGCTTGAAAAAGGATATCTGGTAATTTCAGATGACTTTTACGAAAAAAGTAGAAAGTTTGATGCAGATTGCAATAATTGGGATTCTAGTGATATGAGACAGGAACTTAATACGGAACTCCGTAGAAAAATTGAAGAAGCAGTTGGAGAAGGAGGACTTCTCAAATTCACACGTGACTTATTATCTATGGATGGCCAGACAGAGTATGGTTCATGTGAAGACTATGTATCTATTATTTCGGTGGATGAATACCGGAAATATCGAAAGTTACTGACGAATACAGGGAAATGGTGGTGGACGCTTACCCCAGATAGTACAAAATGCAATGATGATACAAGATGGATTGCGGTTGTTTCTCCGTCCGGTATCTTCTACGGCCGTATCTACAACAACAGTTACGGGGTGCGCCCATTTTGTATCTTTTCCTCTTCAATCTTTGAATCTTGTGAGGAAGATGATAATTAATGGCAGAGAATGATCTGAAAGTAATTCAAAAGGCGAAGGAACTGGCTACTCATACTTTGAAAGTAACCAGCAATGCTAACCGATATCCCAAAAAATATAGATTTTCACTTGTTGATAAAATGCAGAATAAGTCAATGGAAATCTATGAAATGCTCTTTGAAGCGAATAGAACGGATATCAAGAATTATAAAAGAGATCGACTTGAGATGCAGACAAAGGCAATTACATATTGCGATGAACTACTTTTCTACATAGAGATGTCCTATGAGCTGAATATCATCAGTGAAAAGAGCGTGGAATATTGGTCAAAGTTGGTATCTGATGTAAAACATATGGCTATTGCATGGAGAACCAAAGACCGGCAAAGATAAATACACTTTAGGTTCGTTTCCGTTAAGCGGTTGTTTCTCCGTCCGGTAACTTCAACAGCAATAACTACAACAACAGTAACGGGGTGCGCCCATTCTGTATAACAGGGAGTCAGAGTAGGCATCAAGCCGAAATCGGGAAAGATACAAAAAGGAAACGGACCGTCCTCATAGAGGTAAATATAAAGGAGTACCAATGGATAAAGAAATTGTCACGGATTACGGTAATCTGTATTACGCTTATCGAAAAGCTAAGTCTGGCAAGAAATTTAATAGCAGCACTGCAAGATTTTCTAATGTCGCTTTAGACGGAATCAATATCCTAAAAGAGCAGTTAGAGAATCAGACATATACAGTTGCTCCGTATAACCGGTTCGAAATATATGAGCCGAAACAAAGAGTAATTGAATCGTGTTCGTTTAAAGATAAGGTAGTGCAACACATACTCTGTGACAACATTCTGCATCCAAAATTGAAGAATGTATTTATAAAATACAATTCTGCCGGACAAATAGGAAAAGGAACACTGTATGCATTATATGGATTAAGGGACCACATGGAATCATTCTATCAGAGACATGGCGTAGACGGATGGATATTGAAATGCGATATAAGACATTTCTTTTACGAAATTAATCATGAAATACTAAAAGACATTGTAGATTATTTCTTCCCTGATTCGTACACAACGTGGTTGAATCATACATTGATTGGTAGGATAAAGTCTATGGGATGTAAATTAAAATGCGTTGTAGACAAAGACATTCATAAATGCTGTCTGGAATGTGAGAAGTACAAAGAATGCACTATTCTGTGTGATGATTTAGACCAACACGAATACATGGAAGAATGCCCGGATTATGTAAAGGAGGGTGAAAATGAATAGAAAAGAAATTACACTTTTTCTGTCGCATACCCTTGAACGCACCAAACTAAACGTTTTTGGAAAACATTATGCAAAAGAAGTGAGTATTGACCCGTGGACATCCAAGGCGAAACGCGTGGATTATATGCAGTTTTCACCCGGAGATCAAATGTCTATATCCGGGGTGGAAAAAGGAATATTTACTTGTTACGAAATTAAAAGCTGCAAGGAAGATGTTTATAGCGGGAATGGACTGAATTTCTATGGAGAAAAGAACTATATAGTAACTACGATGGAGTGCTACAAAGACTTGATACCAGATTTGCAAAACGGTAAGTTTGATGAACACTTACACCAATGCAACCCGGAATCATCTAAAAATTGGGGAATTATGGTAGCTGTCCCGTACATGAAAGAGCCAGAAGATGAATTCCAAAATCCAACGCCGATAGATGATACAAATGTGATGGGGTGGGAATTAAAGGTAGTAAAACCTTGTAGAATGGGACTAAGGAAAAGATCTATGACAGAATTACTATTCTGTATGTTAAGGAGTGGAAGATAATGAGAATAATTAGTCAAGATGGATGCTACGATATCCCTTATGAATCAATAATACTTCAAAGACTTGGAACATCTATATTTGGTGTGACAACGGGATTGCAGGAATCAATTACAATCGCACGATATCGCAAAGAAGAGAAAGCTGAAAAGGCTATGGAAATGTGCAGAAACAGGTACGCATGGTGCAAAATAAGAATCCACGGGATGAACTCACTCACTATGGCTATGAGTTTTCGGAAAACAGATGAAATAGAACAACTTTTAAAAACGTTTGCGGAGGAAAATATTTTTCAATTTCCAAAAGATGAAGAGGTGAAATAAATGTACTGGGTAGACAGAAACACTGGTGAGATCGTATCAGAAAGAGACAAAAATAAACCTCTATGTGCATACTATGAATATTTAAGAGGTTATGGGGACGGAGTTATTATAGAGAGCTACATAATAGGAGAGAACCAGTTCTGCCGGATAGATTTTGCATATTGTGTCGGCGATAAGTATGTAAACCTAAAAAGAGATTGTCATTTCAAAAATCACGGCGTGGATAGAAACAATGTTAGATTGTGCGCCATAATCGTTCCGACTAAAGAATATGACGAAAAGATAAAAGAGATAAAGAGAGGTGTAGAAAAGTGAATAAAGAGATCAAAAATGCAGACATAGAAAAAATTACAGTTGATTATGCAACAAAAGTACGAGAAACGGAAGAAGAGTTTATTTTTCAGACAATAACACCTTTTTGTTGCAACATTTTACTAAAAATAATATCCAAAAAGGAATTAAAAGATACACTTTTAAGAGGACAGCAAATGAAATGGATTCCATGTAATGAAAGAATGCCAAAAGGTACCGTACTTTGTTGCGATGATAGAGGAAATATGTTAGTTGGACTTCTGTGTAAAGACGAAGCGGGATATATGGCATATGGCGATGATGGACAAGAAATGTATAACTGTGTTGCATGGATGCCGTTGCCGGAACCTTACAAGGAGTGAGATTGATGAGACTAATTGATGTTGATGCAGAAATCGCAAGAATTGAAGAAGAGATAATGAAATTGACAAAAGCAATAGTGAGATGGCAAGCGAGAAAATTTGAAGAAAGCACACTATATGATATAGATGCAAAAATTCAAGAATTACAAAATAACAGAACTAACTGTAGAGTTGAAATCCGAACATTAAGGAATTACAAAACAGCATTTGATGTGGAGAAAGTTGTAAAAGAACTTGAAGATTTAAAGATGCGCTACTATTTCACAATAGCAAATACAGGTGATGCGGATAAAGATTGTGCTTATCTTAATACTGCAAATGCTATTGACAGAGCCATTGAAATTGTTAAGCGGGGTGGAAGAGATGAAGAATAAGGAGAAATACGCAAGTGAGATTATTGAGATCGCTTGCAGTGGGAATGTAGTTGCTGTCAGTAAAGTGACCGGAAAGCCGATCGCTTGCGAAAAGAACGATTGTAAAAACTGTTATCGTTATAATGATTTTTCGTTTTGTGACGAAGAACGTTTAAAAGAATGGGCAGAATCAGACTATATCGAAAAGCTGGTTATAAGCAAGAAAGATAGAGCGTTTTTGGAGTATCTTGGTAAAGAGCTCAAATATATTGCGAGAAGTAAAAGCAATAATTTGATGGCGTTCCAAAATAGTGCTGAAAAACGTGAAGATGGATGGGTGATTGGTTCCGGTGCGCTTAAATCATTGCAAAAATTCAACATCGGCTTTCCAATGGTCAAATGGTCAGATGATTCACCGTGGCTTATCGAGGACTTGAAGAAGTTGGAGGTAGTTGAAGACTATGAATAGAGAAATACTTTTCAGATGGAAACGTGTAGATAATGGAGAGTGGGTATATGGATATTTGTTTGACGATGGTTATCAAAACCCAAGACACGTTTTTGTCGGCGGTCTGATGATTGACGAGTATAAAGGAACCGCTTGCGATGAATGGGATATCAATGGAATTGATTTTTACGATGTTAAGCCGAACACAATTTGCCAGTACACAGGACTAACCGACAAGAACGGAAAGAAAATCTTTGAGGGAGATATTGTAAGATATGGCGAGGTTTGCGGTGAAGTAAAGTTCGGATTGTATGAAAGCAATTGGCAGATTTGTAAGTATAATCAAGGATTCTTTGTTACATTTCCGAAAGAATATTTGCTCAGGAACGAACTTGGTTATTGGAGAAACAAGATTGTTGTAGTCGGCAATGTATTTGATAATCCAGAATTATTGGAGGAAGTGGAATGAGAAGATGGCTGGTGGAACGACCGAAAGATGAAGTTGTCGTAACGATTATGAAAAATAAATTAGATGGCACATATTCTTTTATAAATCTTACGAAAGAACATATATGCCCATGCAAGTTTGAAAGTGTAGACGATGCTTTAAAAGATATAGATGAGAAAATTAATAGTGGAGAGGTTATTAGATATTTTGAATTAAGATAATCGAAACGGATAGGTAGGAATCATTAAAGAAAGGTGAGAATAAACATGGCAAAGATATTTAAAGTAAGTGGGTATTTTGTAGATGCAAATGGCGTTAGAGGATGCGCTTAATGATGAATGCATTGGAAGAAAAAACAAAGGAGAAGACAGTAAAAGGAAAGAAAAACTACTATTTGGTCAAAAGTGATGTATTAGGATATGCGAAAAGGAAGGGACTGATTAATGGCCGGAGTAAGAGACAAATATCTGAGAGGGGCACACGGTGATATCTACTTCATAAGCGAGGAAGATGAGAAAAAAACATTGAATTGGTGCAATAAGGCAAGAGATTATGACCAGAGACTTATATTGGAAGCTTGTCAATGCTCAAATAATGATTTGGCCAATGTACTTTTTGCGTCTCTTGTACTGGACATTGGATATGACTATATAAGCAAAAGGTACTGGATACCAATTGCAAGAAAAGACTTTCAAGGATACAGAAGAAAAGCAATCTATATGTACTATGACCTTTTGAGACTGCACAGGAAAGCGGATTTGATAAGCTGATTCCGGCATAAAAGGCACAAACACGGGAATACTACCGAAAAGGAGTGATGCGGATGGTAAGAATCTTTGTGAACGGCAAACAGGTGACAAAAGAAGAACTTTCGAATTATGAAATCCATAACAAGGCGGTAAAAAGGATTCTTTCAGAAAAGTTGACAAAAAATAAGTGATATTTTAGAATTGACCTTGATAGAATCTTGGTCAATTCTTTTTTTAAATTGAAAGGAGAATTGACATGAAAAAATTAAATGTAGGTTATATGAGAGTGTCTACAGAAGCACAGACCGAAAAGTATGGTCTTGATGTCCAAGAAGACAAGATAAAGGAACTTGCCAAGAAAAGGGGCGTGAAGATAGCCAGATGGTATGTGGATGGGGGATATTCTGGGAGCAATATCCAAAGACCGAACATACAGAAACTTCTGGAAGATGCAGAAGCCGGAGAAATACAGGCAGTATACATCTATAAGCTTGATAGAATGAGCCGTGATGTTGTAGATACTCTTACGCTTGTGAGTAAGCTTTTACCAAAATACAATGTAGAGGTGGTATCAGCCACAGAGGATTTGCGGAACGAAACACCGATGGATCGTGTGATGTTGGGAGTTAATGCTGTCATGGGGCAGTATGAACGTGAGGTTATCTATATGCGTACAAGAGCCGGTATGGTGGAACGTGTAAAGCGTGGACTGTGGATGGGTGGCGGTACGATACCTTACGGATATAGGTACGACAGGAACGATGGGATATTACATATCATCCCGGAAGAAGCGGAAAAGGTAAAAGCTATCTTTCAAATGTTCCGGGATGGGTATTCGTGTGACAGGATCCAAAGAATTCTCGGGATGCATTCGGAGAAACTTGTATCGAACATTATTAGGAGAATAGCCTATGTAGGTAAGATACAGTACAAAGGAAGAGTGTACCAAGGTTTACACGAACCGATCATAGACGAAAAACTATTCTATGAAGTACAAGAAGAGATAAAAAAGAGATCCACAAATGCTTATGTAAGCAACAAGCATATGCTTACCGGGTTGTGCTACTGCGGAAAATGCGGTACTAAAATGCGGATGCAGAAGTGGGGAAAGTACACCAAGATAGTATGTTATTCGCAGTACAAGGAAAAAGAGCATATATCTAAGACAGGGAACCCTTGCAAGAATAAAAAGGTGCGGGCAGATGTGGTAGAAAAAGAAGTAGAGGACTGTTTTAAACGATTTATCGTTAATGTCGAAGAAAAAGAGAATGAATCTGAAAGCACTCGGAAGATGATAGAAAAAGAGATATCACTAAGCGAAGCAAAACTGAAACGCCTATACACATTGTATGCAAGCGATAACTCCGGTACAGATACGCTTTTTGATGTTATCCAGGCAGAAGAAAAAACACTGAAAAATTTACAGGAAGAACTAAAGGCAGAAGACATCCGGGAGAAAGCCGGACGGGGAAAGAAGATAGAGAAAATAAAAGAGATGTCCAACGTGTGGGATACACTGACGGATTCCGAGAAAAACAAGGTGCTAAAAGAGTGTGTTGAAAAGGTGGTTATCACAGGTGATGACATAGACATACATTTTAGCATATATTAATAGGTACTTTCTCGTGTTCCAACCATCATCCCAACAGCGGTAGGAAGTGGAGAAAAGGAAGAAAAGACCAAGATTCTATTGTATGATTAAGAAAAGCAAAGACGGACCTATAAAATGTAAATATATAGATTAATAGAAAAAGATTTTGAAAATAATTGAAATCTTTTATTTTTTACTTGACTAGTGGACACCACTATGATATAATAAAGACAGTTAAGAGAGGAACACATTATAGGAGGTAAGAACATGACAACAGGATATGTAAAAGTAAAAGAATGGGTTATTGATAAAATGCAAAACACCGCTGAAAGATATAACACATATATTGATATCTATAGCAGAGATGAAAATGGAATGGTCTCATCAGAGAATGGATATATTGTTGTAAAAGTTATTGATGTACTGAAAGAAAGCGAAAAGGCAGTAGAAGTTGTCCTTTCGACTGGAGATGTGGTAGGAAGTTATAAGGGATGGAAAGCATGGATCCCAAAATCAGCAATAGCATAAATAAGGAGAAAAATAATGGAGAAAGTGAGCAGAAACGTAATGATAAACAAAGCCGGTGGAACATCGGGAAAGAATACAAAGAACTACCGTATTTCTATTCCGGTAGGAATGATAAAGGCACTGGGCATTACGGAAAATGATAGAAGTGTTGTCCTAGAAGAAAAAGACGGAGTGATAACTATTAAGAAAGAAAAAAATGAAAACCATTGACTGGTGGACACTACTATTGTATAACAAAGACAGCTAAAGAAGACAAATAAATTTAAGGAGGAAAAGAAGATGAAAAAATATGAATTTACAGGTACGAACGAATTAACGAAAAAAGCATTTACTGTTTACAGTGATAGTAGTTTTACATTTTGGAAGGACGGTGACAGATTTTATTGTTCAGACAATCCGAACAGTGAAAAAGTAGAACTTGGAACCGTTGCGGACGTGATTGAATTTCTCGAACAATTCGCAGACTAGACAAAAACAAATATTCGATAATCAGAATCACAAGAGACACAGCAGAAGAATGCGAAGAAGAGTTTGACGGACAACTTTCTGATGGTGTATTCGAAAATTCAAGGGTTGGATGGTTTGAAGAGATATAAAAGAAAAACAGCACTGATGAACGTCTATTCGTCAAGTGCTGTTTTTAGTAGTTAATGCCTAATTCGTACCATACTTTTACATCATTCTCAAGCATTACTTTCCGATAATTATAATACCAAAAATATGAAGAAAAGTCAATAAAATACTTGACTAGTGGACACCACTATGCTATAATAAAGACAGTTAAGAGAGGAACACAACAGGAGGTAAAAAAGATGATGAATGTAGAAAAAATCTTAGAAGCAATTAAAGAAAATGGTTATAGTGTGGTAGCAATTCGCCATTGTTGCCAGGATGAAGAATATAAAATTGGTGACATTTGCAGAAACAGCTATGAGTGGAATGAAGAATATGAGTGCAGTTCATATGACACAGAAGAACCAGAGGAAATGGACGGCGTATGTGGATACGCAATGTTCGAACTGATTGACACTGATGATGCAGAAGAAGCAAAAGAGATAATCGAAAGATCTATTGAAGAATCATCCATTTACGATGGAAACAACATTGTAATAATCGGTGGGGACTCTTACTCTTATGGGAATGACGAAAACGAAGTAATTGTTGAAGAAGCAGAAGTAATTGAAATTGCATAAAGGGGAAAAAATGAGCGAATGGAACGAAATTTTAAAACAATATGAAATACTTGGAGTGGAAAGTGTTATTCCGATTGCACATATCAGAATAAGACCAGATGTCAGAGTTTTGATAGATGCATATGGAAATTTCGTTGGAGCAACAGCAACGAAGAACGAAAGATGTTCCATCCCGTGTACGATCGATTCAGAAAGTAGGACATCTGGGATAGCACCACACCCGATTCACGACAATATGTCATATGTATGCGGAGACTATCCACAATATAAAAAACGTCATGCAGCATATATGGATCAGTTGAGGGAATATATAGAAAGCGTAGATGATCCGGTAGCGAAAAGCGTATATCAATACTTGAGCAAAAGAACTATACGCTATGATATCAAACCAGTTTCTGAAAAATTAGATACATCAGAGGAAAAACTTATGATAATCTTTTCTACGTTAACCAAGGAAGAAACGCATATGCTTTTTAAATCTCGATATAGAGAAAAAGTAGTCTATGCCGGATTAACGGATAGAGGAACTATAAGCACACTGTGGAGAGATTATTATATTTCTACACTTGAAAAGAACGGAATTTGCGGGATTACGGGAGAGCCAGATTATATACCAGACAAGTACCCGAAAGGAATTCGCAATCCAGCAGATCAAGCGAAATTATTTATTGCAACACCAAAAAAGATGGATTGGATGCCAACAATAACACCGGGATACATTACGTCTCAGAAAATTATTCACACATTGCAATTTATGATTTACGAGGGGGATTCCTGGGCATATCAAATTTTAAAAAACCAAGGGAATCTACCGAAAGAGTATAAGAAATGGGTAAAAGAATATGAAAGAAAAAAGGCATAGCTAAAAGCTATACCTAGATTCTGAATTTCTTCTTAAATTCTAACATCTTTCAACTCAACGTTCCACCATTGACTGGAACGACACTCACGAAAATCATGGAACCGTGAGAATCAACAAAGATTGCTGATAGATATATATTAATCTAAAAAAGATAAAAAGTCAATATCAAAGAAATGAACATAGAGCAACCAAACATTGAAAAAATGTGCATTTTATGGTAAAATATAAGTATCGAAAAAGAAATAAAACTATATAACGGGGACAATGAAATAGCACTTCTGACGGTAAGATGTAATTATCGTGGGAGGTGCTATTTTTATGTATAAAGAAAATATGAATTATGAGAATCAGCAACGAATGATATTTGACATGGTAAATGAGTTCGGAATACCAGAGATACAACCTACAAAGTATGAACAGTGCGAGTTTATTGGATTCAACCAAGCTAAGACATGCAAAGACAGAGCCGGGAAAGGCGTGCATTTCTTTCTGGATGATTACCAATTCCAAAGATTATGGAACAGGCCAGATGCTTACATCAATATGCTTTCGCAGTTTCGATTTATCATGTCGCCGGATTTTAGCACTTATACTGATTTTCCAAAAGCATTACAGATTTACAACCACTTCCGCAAACACTGGATAGGTGCATATATGCAGATGTACGGTATTGACGTGATACATACAATTAGTTGGAGTGACAGAGAATCGTTTGAGTGGTGCTTTGACGGAGAGCCGGTAGGCGGTGCGGTAGCAGTATCCAGTGTCGGAGTGATGAACAGCAAGGAGCGGAAAGCACTGTTTGTGGACGGATATAATGAGATGCTGAAAAGATTGAAACCAGAGACAGTACTATTTTATGGACAGGTGCCAGAAGAATGTACAGGGGACATTGTAAAGATTAAGTCGTTCGGAGAAGAACTGACGGAAAGGAAGAGAGGTAAATAAAATGGGTGGGCGTGGAAGTGTAAGCAATATTACCCGTTATACACCAAAGCAAAAAGGTCTTGGTTGATAGATTGAAGAGAATGGCAAAAGAATACGGGTATGAAGATGTAAAAATCACGATGGGTAAAGATAGTGCTGTGAATTATGAATATACAGAGAAAAGAAGAGTAACCAAAGCACATGTAGGAAAGATGATAGACCCATCTAAGGACAAGATATACGAAAGAATCACGAAACAATCCGGAAAGATAATGCCGGATGGATTAAGGAAAAAGAATAAAGCAGAAGTGACAGATAAATTTTTAAAGAGAAGAGGAAAGCGGTGATTGAATGGGTGGCAGAGGTAGTGCAAGTAATTTGCAAAATAGGAAAGCCGATATAATAGCCTTTCCTACGAAGAATTCTACTAAAAAAACGGGTTCTTGGAATTATCCAGGAATGAGTGAAAGGACAGAACAACTTAAAGATGCGGTTGAAAAAGCGAATACAAGAGCGAAAGTAAGCAGTGCATACAGAGGGTTGAAAGGACATGAATCTAATCTGATAGCGAATATTAATAATCCGAAAGAGGATGGTGACAAGAAAGTGTTAATGACGGAACTCAGAAAGACAAGACAGCTTTTGCGAAAATTAACAGACAAAAAGATTTTGTGATGATGGAAATGTATGCGATTAAATGGGCGGTAGAGGTAGCGCAAGTGTGATAAGCGGAACCCCTGTGACCAAGAGGGCAAGGAAAAGAAGAATGAAAAATTTTGATGCATGGTTTAATGCTGGGAGGTAGATAGCATGGCAAATCTAAATAGCATTGCTAAGAAGTTACAGAAAGCAATACTACAAAAAGGATTAGTTATAAAGATGGGGACAAGTCAGTTTTATTCTGTGGAGCAAAATAGACTTATCACCATGTACATCCTATCTACCAGAGTATTAGAGCGAAAGAAAAACGGGGAATGGAAATATTATGATTATGAAATTCTCCGAACAGCATCGCAGATAGAGATTGTAAATTGTTTAAACGATATATGGAGGGCGGTGAAAGAATGATTGGAGAAAAGACGATAATTCCGGCAGATATAATACCAGAGAGCGACATTGCTCCGATTATGAGAAGAGCAAACGAACTCAAAGAAGAAAACGAAAAGCTGAAAGAAAAGAATGAGTATCTGCAAAAAGAGGTAGAAGACGCAAAAGCTGTCGGAGGAAGGGCACTGTGCGAAGTGCAGGAGCTTATTGCAAAGAATAAGAGACTGGTAGAAGAACACAACAGACAGAATGGAACAATACAAGCACTTAACATTACGATGGATGTCATTACAGACAGATACAGTAATCTAAGGAAAAAACTGTGTAGAACAGGCAAGGGCGGTGAGTAGTGTGAATGGATATATGAAAGAGGGTGGGTAGATGCCGAAAGGAAAAGAACTCACTCCGAAGCAGAAAGCGTTTTGCAATGAATATCTGACAGATCTGAACGGAACAAGAGCGTACAAAGAAATATACAAAAGTGCAAAAAAAGATATAACGGCTAGAACGAATGCGAGTAAATTACTAACAAATACCAACGTAAAAGCCTATATTGCTGAACGAATGAAAGAGATCCAGAACGAAAAGACAGCAGACCTCGAAGAAGTGATCCGGTTCTTTTCTTCCGTCATGCGTGGAGAAGTAAAAGACCAGTTCGACCTCGACGCTACTATATCCGACCGCCTGTCTGCCGGGCGTGAACTCATGCGTTGGTATGAGAAAGCCGATGGAGAAGAAAAAGATACTGGTGGAATTACAATCATAAATAACATTCCGAAACCGGAGGGCGCAGATGGGGGAGATTAAGCTTACAGATGTGATAGCTCCGGCTTTTTACGGCGTACATTGGGACATCATAGATGGAAAACATACGTATTATGATTTGTCCGGTGGCCGAGGTTCGACTAAATCTTCGTTTGTCGGTACAGAGATACCACTTGGAATGATGCAAGACGCAGTAAATGGCATACATTCAAATGCGGTGGTGTTCCGAAAAGTCGGAAATACACTAAGAGAATCGGTGTTTGAACAGATTGCATGGGGAATAGATGCACTTGGAGCAACGGACGAATGGACATCAAGTTTAAGTCCTATGCAATATGTGTATAAGCCTACAGGACAGAAGATAATCTTCCGTGGATTGGATAAGGCGAAAAAGACAAAATCCATAAAGATTAGCAAGGGATATTTTAAGTACTTATGGTTTGAGGAATTGGACGAATTTGCCGGAATGGAAGAGGTGCGAATGACACAACAGTCTGTTCTTCGTGGTGGCGAAAAATTCGTAGTTTTCAAATCGTTCAATCCACCGATCAGCAACAGCAACTGGGCGAATAAGTACGTAGCAGAGCCGAGAGTGGACAGCTTAAGGCATAAGAGCGATTATAGATCTGTTCCGGTAGAATGGTTAGGGCAACAATTCATTGATGATGCTGAGTATCTGAAAAAAACCAACCCGAGAGCTTATGAGCATGAATATCTTGGAATCCCTGTAGGACTTGGCACAAATATCTTTGAGCTGTTGGAGATTAGAGAGATTACAGATGAAGAGATAAGTAGAATGCAATCTATTTACCAGGGCGAGGACTGGGGATGGTTCCCGGACCCGAAAGCGTTTTTGCGTGTTGCTTATGTTCCGAACCAACAGAAAGTATACGCACTGGATGAATTGGGCGGTTGCAAAATAAGGAACAGCGAGATGGCACGACAGATCAAAGAAAAGGGATATGATGATTGCGCTATCTACTGTGGAGTGGATGAAGAAGAGAGTATTGTTGACTTCCGTGATGCCGGACTTCCGGCACGTAAAGCAATTGTGACACCGGGTAGCCGAAAGTATACGTTTGAGTGGTTGCAATGCCGTACATTGGTAATTGACCCAAGACGGACACCAAGACTGTACAAAGAGGTTATAGAGTATGAGCATGAGCGAGATGGCAATGGCGAAGTGATAGCAGATTATCCGGACGGGAACGACCACTGGATTGATGCGTTGAGATATGCTACCAGTCCGATATCTATGAGACGTGGACAGAGTGCGTAGGAAAAGGTGAACAGATGGGAATTATAGACAAGATAAAGGCGGTGTGGAGTAAAATGTTCAAGGTAAATGATGCAAAAAATATATTCGGGATAGAAACAGGGCGGTCATCTAAGATGGATACTGCCCTGTCGAAGTATAAAGACATGCGATCCGGCATTCCGTATTGGTGTACCGGGAGGATAAAGCCGACAAGGTTTTCAAACGTGATTTGCCGTGAGATAGCGAACCTCACACTGTTCAATGCAGATATACAGATTACAGGAAATGATGAACTGCAAAATAGATTTGACAGAGTGATGAACACCTTACAGGAGAAACAAGAGGAAAGCTGTGCAACCTGTGGGATGATGGTAAAGAGCAACGGTGATGATGTAGAATTTTTGAATCCGGATTACTTTCTGATTACAGACACCAACACGGACGGGGATGCGTTAGCAGCTATATTCTTCTCATACCTCAAAAAAAATGACAAATACTACACGAAAGCAGAGTATCACAGATTTGAAGATGTCGGACTGGAACGTGTATACCATATATCCAGTAAGGCTTTCAAGTCTGATAACAAGGATATGATCGGGACAGAGATCACACTTGACAGGGTAGATGAATGGAAAGACATTGAGCCGGAAGTGTACGTACATGGGTTAGAATATCCGCTGTTTGTCTACTGGCGAAATCCTTATGCAAATGCGATTGACAAGGAATCTCCACTGACTGTTCCGGCGTTTTCGGAATGTATCGAAGAATTGAGATGGCTTGACATTGCATTAAACATGATGGGGGATGAAACGGAAGATAGCAGACATATCACTTACGTACCGCAGATAGCTATTGAATATGCAGACAAACACTCAATTGAATTGCCGAGATTTATTCAAGGAATCGAAATGGGAACGAACGAAGATAGCATAAAAGAGCACGTTCCAACGTTATTAGTGGCTGAGCGTGTAGAGGGAATTAACTTTTTACTGTCCATCATCGGATACAAATGCGGATTTTCAAATGGATATTTCTCTTTCGATCAGAATCAAGGCATACAGACAGCAACACAGGTAGAATCTGACGATAGACGTACACTGCATACCATCCAGGCATTCCGAAACATTTTGGACGGAAAGAACCATGATGGAGTACTGCACAGAATCATCTATATCTTATATGCAGTCGGAACAGCAAACGGAACTATCCCGGCAACGAACTACCAAACAGCATGCGATTTTGAAGACCTTGTATATAACTTAGAGGATGATCGTGCACGGTGGTGGAACTATGTTTTACAGGGAAAGGTTCCAGCATGGATGTATTTTGTGAAATTCGAGGGAATGACAGAACAAGAAGCGAAAGCAATGATTGAAGAAGCACAGGAACAGAATAAGCCGGACAGTGGATTGTACGAAGAATAGGAAAGAGGTGAACCAAAATGGAATATCTAATCATAGACCCATCAACAAGAAAAATTACAATCCCCAAAAGCGAACAACTTTTTGGAGTGTACGGAGAGGGCAATATTGAAAGAAAGTATTTCAAATGTCCTAAGATCGTAGGAGATAATGTCGACTTGTCTGACTGTTACATTTTCGTAAATTACTATACTGCAAAAGGATTGCCGGGGAAATATACAGCAAAAGATGTGAAGGTAGACGGGGAGAATATCACTTTTTCCTGGGAGTTAAAGCCACACATCTTTGACGCAAACGAGGATACATCTATATATTTTGCGGTAGAAGCGAAAAACAAAGATAAAGTAGAAGCGTTCAGAACCCGTCCAGCTACCGGAAATGCCAAAGAGACGATAGACACGGATAAAGAGATCGAAGAGACTCACGCCGATGTCATTCTTGACCTTATATCCAGAGTAGACACATTGGAGAAAGAGCCTATTTCCGAGGAGCAGATTGAGAAATCTGTAAAAAGCTATCTGGAAAAGAATCCTATAGAAGAGACGGATCCAACGGTACCAGCATGGGCAAAAGAGGAAGAAAAACCTACTTATACCGCAGAAGAAGTAGGAGCACTGCCGAGTACGACCGTGATTCCATCGAAACTTTCAGAACTGACAGCGGACGATGAACACGAAACTGTGACAAAGAGAGAGAAACAAGCTTGGAACGCAAAGAGTGACTTTTCAGGAGAGTATAGAGATTTAAAGGGAAAACCAGAACTTGCTGAATGGGTGTTGCAAAGTAGGAAACCAACATATACAGCAAGTGAAGTAGGAGCATTGCCGGACACAACGGAAATCCCGAAAAATCTGTCTGATCTACAGGATGATGCAGAACACCGTACTGTTACAGACACAGAAAAACAGAGTTGGAACGACAAGAGTGATTTTTCCGGCAACTATGAAGACTTACAAGAAAAGCCAACAATCCCAACAGTACCAACCACTCTTCCCAACCCACAAGCCCTAACAATCACATATAGCGAACAAACCCTCACATACGATGGTTCAGAAGCTGTTGCAATCACCATAGAAACAGGTGGTATAGAGCGTATCGAGAAGCTGTCCACAGACACCACAGTAACCTTAGAGCCTAACAAACTCTATATCTTCCCAGAGATAGAAAACCTTACCTATACCATCGGCGAGGGCACAGGTGAGGTACATTTTATATTCAAATCTGGTGCAACGGCAACAAGAGTAGTACATCCATCCAATGTGAATATCGGTAGCTTTTCGGTCGAGAGCAACAAGGTCTACGAGGTATCAATCTTAGAGGGCTTGCTGACGAGCCAGAATTGGAGTGTGAACTGATATGGAGAGAAGAAGAATATTAGGAAGCGAGGAAGAAAGCACAATGAGCGAAGAATATGAGCTTGTCGGTACTGCAAGCATAACGGAAGAAACGGCTACTGTAGAAATACAGTTGAGTAAACCTTGTACAGATGTATACCTGTTTTGCGAGAATTTAAAATCAACAGCTAATTCGCAGTTATATATTGACATTGGTAATAACAATGTTATGAACGGTGTAAATAGTGAATTATCAACAAATGTGCAAAATACCATTCAGCATATACAGAAGATAGGAAAGACGTGGATGAGGACGGGAAGTAATCATGTACATTATCCGCTAACTACTGCGGGGACACAGATGTATACTGTAAAATTAAGTGCAAATAAGCAAATGCCAGAACAAATTTCCACAATTAAATTAGCAATAGGTGTGGGCAATTCTAAAATCGTATCTGGCACAATAGAAATCTACGGGAGGTAATTGACATGAAACGTAAATTAACACAAAATCTTGTCAGTCAGTCAGTCAGTCAGTCAGTCAGTCAGTCAGTCAGTCAGTGCTTAGTTGATTTTAAATCCTGTGTCAAGAATGCCGTGGAGATATGTTAAGACGACGAATGATGATGGCAAAGGCACAGGAGGTAGAAGAAATGAAAGAGTGGCAATTGATATATGATACTAAGGAAACAGCAGAAGAAATAACATCGACTTCTGATATTAATGTTAAAGGCTTTAATGAACTTATGGTTATTGCTAGAGTTACAGCAACAACTACAAATCCATCGGCAAGAAATGGTCAATTATCCTTAATGAGTTCCGATGGAAATAAATGCCAAGTGGTATTGGGAAACAATCTACTATATCCGAATGGAAATCCGCGATTATCCATAGCTTTAGTAAAAAGGTTTTCTGATTTTATATATGTTGATACTGCTACATCTTGGAATGCAAATGATGTATTTAATGATAAATGGGCGGTAGATAATTTAACATCGGTGCAAAATTCTATTGTTAAATACGAAGGAGAGATTGATAAAATTCGCATTACAAATACTAACGAATTAGGAACTTATAAATTTGGAATCGGAAGTAGATTTGCAATTTATGGCAGATAGGAGTTGATACAAAAATGAACGATGCTAAAATGCTGACAGCACAGCACAGCACAGCACAGCACAGCACAGCACAGCACAGCACAG